CGGGTTACACAGGCCCCACGGGTTACACTGGACCTCAGGGTGCAACAGGTTATACTGGTTACACTGGTCCTGCTGGACAAGATGGACAATCATCTTCATTCTACGATTACAAAACAGACACAAATACAACTTCTGGTAATCCTGGAACTGGTTTGCTTGCGTGGAACAATGCTACACAGACTTCTGCAACACAATTACAAATCAACCACATTGACCAAGATGGTTATGACATTGACTTGTTCCTTGGTATTATTAAAGTTGGCGACACTGTTTATATCCAAGATGCCGCAAACTCTACAAACTATCAAAAATTTACGGTTTCTGGAACAATTACTGACCATGGTAACTCTTGGGTTGATGTTCCTGTAACTTTATCAGCATCTGCTGGTACTGGATCAAGCGGTTTTGCTGATGACTTAAATGTTCTTCTTGTTATTGCCAATGTTGGTCCAACTGGTCCAACTGGTCCTTTAGGAGCAACTGGTCCGACAGGTCCAACAGGTCCAACTGGCTACACTGGACCGCAAGGTATTCAAGGTGTTGGTGGTATCGTAGCAAACTGGGGTTCTTTTTGGTCAACCGTAGACCAAACTGCAGCAAATACAACTACTGCTTATGCAATAACTTATAATAATACTGACCCAGATAGCACTAATGTTAGCGTTGTTTCAAATAGCCGCATAACAGTTGTTGATGCTGGTACTTATAATATTCAATTTTCTGCTCAAGCAGATAGAGTTTCAGGTTCTGGTACTGACACCATTGATATTTGGTTCCGAAAGAATGGAACAGATGTTCCAGAAAGCAATACTGTAGTAACTGTTTCTGGCGGTGCAGCAGCAGCAAAAACAGTTGCAGCTTGGAATTATATGGTTGAACTTAACGCAAATGATTATGTTGAATTGATGTGGAGAACATCAGACACTAATCTTCAACTAATTCACGAACCAGCGGCGACAAGTCCTACTCGTCCAGCAATACCCAGTGTTATTGCCACGGTTCATCAACTTGCATATAGCGGTCCTACTGGTGCAACAGGGTACACTGGATATACGGGATATACAGGACCTACAGGATCGGGTTCTACTGGTTATACCGGATACACCGGATATACAGGAGCAACTCCACCTACAGATTGGACTTATTTAGTAATATTAGGAGGATACGTTTAATTTAAAAAATCAATAATATGGCATCAGTACCTTTATTAGGAGCAATACCCAAGACAAGCTATTGTACTTGGCTTCCAGCAACAACAGCAAATACTAAATCAGATGGTTCTGGAACTATAGGAACAGATATTTTACTTGCCTGTACAGCAGGTTCTAATGGAGCATGGATAGACAGAATACGTCTTATGCCTGTAGGGACAACAGCATTAACATCAACAGCAACAACAGCTACAGTAGCTAGAATATTTGTATCTACTCAAACATCTGGAGCTACCACAAACCTAAATACTCACTCATGGCAAGAGATGTCGTGCCCTTCTCAAACAGTAAATCAAGCTACAGTATCTATTAGCCCAGTAGATGTTCCTGCCGGTTTTAGATTAGAAGCTGGAGAAACTATTTTATTTTCTATGTATCATGTAGCGGCAGCTAATACAGCATGGGAATGTACAGTTTTTTCAACAGATTACTAAAATCTAGTCTATGAGTTATATAGAAGGAGGAGAAAACGAATTATATAAGAATACTTGTAGAGTAAGCACTTTTAGACCGTTACAACAACGGGGTTCAGGTATTGAAAGATGGCAAACTTGGCAACCAACACCTCAGGAAACCATGGCCTATTTTTTATGTATAGGTGGAGGAGGAGGAGGAGGAGGAGGATTCTCAGGACTTACACTAACAGCTAGAGGTGGTGGAGGTGGAGGAGGTTCCGCAGGTCAAACAAGAGGATTAATACCTTTAATGTTCTTACCTAAAATATTATATATCTCAGTAGCAGTAGGTGGTGCAGGAGGAACCGCAGGAGGAAGTGGTGGAACTGCAAGTAGAAGCTATATATCTGTAGCTCCTAATAGCACTGCGCAAAATCGTGTTATGTCATCTGCTGGAGCTTCTAATGGAGCTACTGGTGGAGCTGCTGGCACAGCCGCAGGTGCATCTGCTGGTGGTAATGGAGAAGCAGCAGGTGCTTTCACTGACCAGATGGTAGGCCAATGGGGAATATTACAGTTTTTAGCAGGTAAGAATGGAGCTGCGGCTGGTGCTTTAGGAGCCGCAGGAGGATCTAATACATTATATACTACAGGTTGTTCTAATGGAGGTAGTGGTGGTGGAAGCACTACAGCACTTAATGTTGCAGGAGCAGGAGGTGCCCAAACCGGAGTTGGTATTTGGGATAGCATACCAGGAGGTGCTGTAGCAGGACCAATAGATGGATCTACAGGATATAATACTAGATTTGAAATGATACTTCCCTATGGGGGAAGCGGAGGAGCATCAGGAACAACAGGAATAGGAGGTAATGGTGGTGATGGAGGATTCCCAGGTGGAGGTGGCGGAGGTGGTGGAGGAGGAACTACAGGAGGAGCTGGTGGTAAAGGTGGTGATGGAATAGTAATGATTATATCATGGTAATTAAAATTTTAAGTTATGTATATTGAACCAGGAGATAACAGTAATAATAGAACTAGAAATAGAGTAAGTATGTTTACTACTATGGGAGGTGCTGTAGGTACTTCATGGCAAACATGGCAACCTAATCCAGATGAAACTATGGCTTACATTATATGTGTAGGAGGAGGAGGTTCTGGTGCAGGTGGATTTACAGGTTCAGCAGGTGCTATTAGAGGTGGTGGAGGTGGTGGAGGTGCAGCAGGACAGACTAGATGTATAATCCCTTTAATGTTTTTACCTAAGATTCTTTATATTTCACCCGGAGCAGGAGGAGCATCAGTAGCCGCTTCTTCAAATGGTACTGCTGGTACTTTATCTTATGTATCAGTTGCACCTAATACTACAGCAGCTAATATTGTTGTTCAATCTGGAGCCGCAAGAGCTTCTAACACAGTAGCAACAGCAGGATCAGGAACAACAGCAGGAGCAGGTGGTAGTGCTGAAACTATTAGCACTGTATCATTATGTGTAGTGGGACAGTGGGGATTATTACAGTTTTTAGCAGGTAAAGCAGGAGCAGCCGCAGGAGCCGTTACGGGAGCCGCAGGAGGATCTAATACTCTATTTACAGCAGGTTGTTCTAATGGTGGAGCAGGTGGAGGTAGTACTCCAGCAGCTAATACTAACTTTGCAGGAGGTGCTCAAACAGGTGCAGGTATATGGCCTACTATGCCAGGTGGTACAGCAGGAGGTAATCCAGGATCAGGGGCTACGGGTTATAATAATATGTTTGAAATGATTTTGCCTTATGGAGGTACAGGTGGTGGGACTGGAGGTACAGCACTTACTGTAGCAGGAAATGGTGGTGATGGAGGCTTTCCTGGTGGTGGAGGTGGTGGCGGTGGTGGTGGTGTTACCGGAGGGAGAGGTGGTAAAGGTGGTAATGGTTGCGTATGGATAATCTCATGGTAAAATTTGATGTAGTCCTCATAGCTAGAAACGAAGATAAAACACTTCCTCGTTTATTAGAATCACTTAATGAGTTTAAATCATTAGGTGGTAAAGTATATATATTAGATACAGGTTCAAAAGATAATACAGTCCAAGTGGCTAAACAATGGGGATGCCACGTAGAAGAAGTAGGTGATAAGTTTAGAATCACAATTAATAAAGAACTTGCCGACCAAATAAATGCGTTCACCACAACACAAATAGTAAAAGACGGTGATAGTGTATTTGATTACGCATCTGCCCGTAACTACATAGCTAACTTCGCTACCCATGACATGATAGTCACTCCTGATTGTGATGAAATATGGACAAAATTTGACATAGATAAGATAAATCAAGCCGTAGAACAATCCGATCAATTAGAATATAACTTCGTATTTGCTCACGACGAGAACGGCAAAGAACTCGTAAAATTCCTACACTCTAAATTCTACAACAGAAATAAAATGAAATGGGTAGGCATTATCCATGAAGTATTACAAGGAGAAGGTAAACGATTATTCCTAGATGAGAGTATAATTAAACTCGAACATTGGCAAAATCCAGAAACAAATAGAAGCGGATACCTACCTGGACTTGCTATTGATTGTTATACAAACCAAGATAATGACAGAAACGCACACTACTTCGGTAGAGAGTTAATGTATCATGGATATTTTGAAGCAGCTATAAAACAGTTAGAACGACATATAGCTATGGATAAGTGGCCTACGGAAAGATCACAAAGCATGATATTTATAGGGGACTGTTTGCAATACATGAATAAATTTGATGCGTCATGGTATTTAAAAGCGTTTGATTTAGAACCAAACCGCAGGGAACCTCTAATGAAACTTGCTGAATATTACTATCAGCAGGGCAAAAAAGAGCAAACCAGAGCCTATGGTGAAGCCGCACTAACCATCCAAGGCAATAATTTCTACGCAAATTACCAACCTTATTATGAAGATCGGCCACATGAACTATTGTATTGGGCATGGGATGGCATAGATAAAACAAAATCGGATTATCATTGGGATCAAGCATATAAGTTTAACCCACATAACGCTAAAACATTATCCGGAGCCTCATATAGGTTCAGGCTACCAAAAGTTAGTATTATAATACCACAGCTAGGTAGAGAAGAAGGATTAAAAAGATGCCTAGACTCTATAAAAAACCTTGACTACCCAAACGCTTTAATAGAAACCATCGTTGTTGAGGGAGAAGAAACAGTGCCTATCAAGGTTCAAAAAGGACTAGAAAAGTCTACCGGAGAATATATATGTTATGCTGCCAACGACGTAGAATTTACACCAGATAGCCTTAAAATAGCCATCCAAGACTCTATTAAACTAAACAAAGGACTTGTTTCATTTACAAGTGGATCACTATTGCCGGACAATGGCAATATTTGTGAGCACTTTATAATTAAGCGAGAACTTATTAATAAACTAGAAGCTAGACAAATATTCTCTACCGACTTTAACCACGTAGGAGTAGATAATTGGCTATGGGCACAGGCTACTAAGTTAGAGACGTCATATAGATCAGCAGCGTTTATACACCACTACCACTTCTCAACCGGATCAGATATGGACAATGTTTATAAAAGGGGATGGGAGAAAGTAATGAGAGATAGAGAAATTTTGCAAAATAAATTAAGTAAATTATAATATTCATTATATTTGACAAACTTATTACTTATGCTAACCTCTTTTGTTTATCTCTTATTAGGTTTTATCCTTTCAAACCTTGGGTACTACGCTACCAGAAACAGAGAAAGCCACAACTCACCAGTTAAACCAAGCTTTATTTTCTTTTTTAAAGATAATTACATCCGGTTAATACACTCAGCTTTAATTGCGTCTATTATAAATGTAATACTAATGATGGATATAGCACAGACCAATGAAGTATTAGGCATGCCATATCTCCCAATATATGCTGTAGGAGTTGGTTTATTCCCAGACGCAATTTTAGCGTTCCTAAAGAATAAATTCGGCTTCATGCAGCCTAAGAAAGTTCAGGATGAGGATGGATCAATTTATAAAAGGAAATAACTATGTTTTATAGCCACGACTCAAGCCAACAACCTGTACACACAGGAACCTGGACAGGATTTTTAATCACCATGGGATGTAACCTTGTAGGAGGTGCCATATTAGGGATCTTACAGATCGTAGAGGATATTGATAAGCTAACCGTCTTATTCCTACACCTACTTGGAGTTATATCAGTGACTATTGGTATTGTGGTAGGTATAATTACGTTGTTCGATAAAATAGAGGCGAGGGTACAAAGGAAAAAGAAAAAGTCCGACACTCCCCATGAAAGAGCATCGGACCTGAAACCATAACCATTATTAGAAACGTAGTTATCTGCAGATTATTGCGTCTGCTCAAATTCTTTTCTTAAATATTTAACTGCCCTATCACCGAAGGGGCGGGTAAAGCTAGGATCAAACTTAGGCATAAGAATAAATATCTCAGCATTAGTTTTTCCTTCTTTAATAAAGTGTAGTATAAGCTCTCTCATAGGCTTCACTCGGTCCAAGAACTTCTGCCTGTTGGCTTCTTGGCCTGCCTTCTGTCCGGTGAGGTTTTTTGCGTTGCCCAAAGACTCTCCTCTTGCTCTCTTAGCTGAAAGAGCTTCCTTGATCCTGGTTTGTATTCTTTTTACTTCCCACTCGGCAATGACGGCCATAATTTTAATGGTGAGTTCATTAGCTTCTGGGAAGTCGCAAGCCCTAATTGGTACTTCTGAGTCAAGGATAGAGAATAGGAATTTACAGTCACGACTCAGACGATCAATTTTAGAAACTAGAAGAGTAGCTTTAAGGTCCTTACAGGCTAATAGGGCTTGTTGTAATTTGGGACGCAGATTATTGCGTCCACTCTCCACCTCTATAAAAGAAGCAACTACTTCATCCCCTGGACGTAGGTATTGTTGGACGGCTGCTTCTTGAGCTTCCAATCCTAGTCCGGATATCTCTTGAGACTTCCGGCTAACTCTCTTATAAACTACGTACCTCATATATCTATCTTATTAGGTCCCGCCCATTGCTCGGCCATGCTTTTCGCAATACCTGGGAATGTTTTACTTCTTATTGTGCTGCGTTCTTCTTTAGTTTTAGCCTGTGTTAATGCTTTGTAATACCACATTGGCTGAGACTTTATTTTACCTGTCTTCCTATCGGTCCAATAAAATCTTTCTTCCGGTTCAACGTGAGTTATTTTGTCACCAAATAAATTTTCTCTATCATTATGGTATAGCTTAGGTAAATTCTTTAACCATAGGCAAGTTGTTTTCTGAAATCCGTCCCCAAAAAAATAAGGCTGTATAACTTGATCGTATGGTCTATAAATCTTCCCCATTATTCCCATAGGGTTTTCTATTGCTATTTTGTGTATTGGAGCATTGGCTATTTTTAAAAAGAAATCAATACCTTCCTGTTGCCTTCCGTCTAATCTTTTTTTTTCAAAGTGCATAGAACCACTTAAAGCTAAATGAGTACATGGAGGAAACGCAATCATCATATCCCAACCCATATTTATTACTTCAAAAATATCTCTTTGGTAATGCCATTCGGGATGTCCACCACTACAAGGCAACAAATCACAACTAAAGGCTTCATGTCCTAATTTACGCAACTCTTTTGTTACGGCTTGGCTTTCTTCACATCCTACTAATATTCTCATTCCTACGCTAATTTTAAAAGTTTAAAAAAATACAGACACATAACAGCAGATTGGCGGCATTAAAACGACCGCCAATCTGTAACCGTTATCTGCCCCAAAAATACCTTCTTTTTTCTGATTGATAGCAAACATGTTTATGGAGTTTAATAGAATAATATGGAAACGCAATTATCGTCATTATAAATAACAGCGTCAACCCATTAGCCTGTTTAACTACGGTAATATTTACCCATAGCAGGAATATTGCCAGTACTATGGTTAGCATTACAATCAGGATTAAAAACTTAAATTTCGTCATAGAAAATTGCGTTTTAAATGAATAGAGCAATAACCATCATTATTAGGAATATGATCCAAAGTATAGCTTCAATCGTCGTCCTCTTCATCGTTTATCTTTTTAACAGTTAGTATTAATGACTTCTTGTCTATTGGTTTAAGATTGTATTCTATAATGGCAATCTTAAAGTGGTTGCTTATATAACGCTGTATTTCAGGTGTTATTGCTACTAATAGCCTACTTTCTTCCGAGTTTATTAGTCTTGTTTTTAAGAACTTTGGCATGAGTGGGTCTTTCTGAAGTCTGTAAAGTAGACGTACTGAGTACCCGTGAAGTTTTATTGTGCGGATCTTATTATTTTGTACTTGCTCATCGGGTTGGCTGCTTCCTCTATCTTCTTCTTCCAGGTACATAATGCTCTTGGTTTATTGGTTAAAATGATTTGCCCTGTTCTTTCGTGGATTAGGTCCCAAAGGTCCTTTAGTTTAGGTTTGGGGGCTTCAGGATCAATACCAGTCTTTTTTGCTATTGCTGCTCTTACGTATTGGTTCATGGGTAGACGTAGTTATTTGCGTTGTTTAAAATACTTAAACAGGTACCCGAAAGGTGATAGTCCTGCTATATCAAGAATTATGTTGATTAATTTCATAGTCCGGCTGCGATTAAATGCGTCTTTTCTAATGAATAAAGCTTATCTATAGCAGCACAATACTGTAGTCCTGCTAATTCTTCGTCTTTATCGCATTCAGGTAGTGCCCATTCACAGAAGCCAAACATTTCTATTGTTACTTCTATTAGTTGGCCCATTAAAGCTCTCCAAGGGTAAAGCTCGTTAATGAAGTTGAATTTGTCTTGGATGTTTGGTGGGAGTTCGTAGTTCATGGCTACTTTTGTTTTATGGTTAAACGTAGTTAATTACAGAATATTGCGTCTAATATACTTATTATATGTATTTTCTTCTACTTCAATGAATCCATAGAAGGGATCTATTACTTCTCCATATGGTAGCCAATACTCTTTACCTTCAATCAGGCAGAGCTTTGAGTTCTTGCCTGTCTTTCGGTTCTTGAATTCTCTTAGGATCTTACCTGGGATTTGTATGAAGGTTCTTTCCATTAAAATAATTGTAGCTGTTTATAATAAGCTTCTAAGCTATTGCTTACTCTCGATAGTGTGCAATGAGTTAGTGGATACTCCTCACCCGTGATTACTTTGAGGACTTCCTGTCTTCTTATTACGTTTGTTCCTAGGTACATTGCTACCTGGATATCGAGGCTGAACCTATCGGTACCTCTTTCTTTTAGTTTCTCTAATAGCTCTTTCATGGTGAATTGTGGTTTATATGGGTTAACGTATATTTCTGTGATTTATTTTAAAGTGTGTGGTCCGGTTAAAAATAAAAAATTTCTGTAGAATATTGCGTTTAATATAAAATTGCTTCCCTTTCGTGATTAATTCCTGATGGCCAAAATACTGAGGGCCATAAACAAGGCTAAAAGAATAGTAAAAGGGATGGTTAAAATTAAGGATTGTATAATAATACTCATGGCAATGGTGATGCCCGTTAATAGGATTAATGACAATAATATTAGGGCTGCGGATATTAGTAAGCGTGTTTTCATAGGCTGTGTGTTTATTTTGCTGTTGTTTGCTTTGGATTTAGTTAGATATTAACCTTTAGGCCGAATGTATGCAACGGGATAAACCTATGACATAAATTAAGCCTTAATAATATCAACACGCTTTCTTTATTAATTTGGCTAAAATCGTCTGAGGCATGAAATAACCTTATAAATTCGGGTTTTGCATATCCTTCAATATCTCTAAAAAATGCGGTATTGTCATTCATCATCTCCGCTGCCTGTTGTATTCCTTTGATATACTTATTCAGCCTTTTTATGTCTCTGTTTAATTCTTGTACTGTCATGGTTATATAGTTTTAATGGTTTTCACCTAAAAAGCCCGCAACGTTTAAAGCGTGCGGGCTGTTGTTTGCTTTGGTGGATTAAATGAACTCTTGTAAAATAAATGCAACCACATATAATTCAATAGCGTGTTCAACTACTTCTTTTTCGTTGGCGAACTTCTTATGTAAGTGCTGTTTTTGTGCTGTTAGTCGTTTATAGATTTCTAATAAGTGATGGCAGCCGTTATGCGTTTGAACAGATGCGAAGCTAGTTTTATCAGAACCTTGCATAAAACTAATAGAAGTTATCTGATTGCCTTCTTTAACAATCTTTATATATCTATCATGATCATTGTTGAAGTAAATTTCTTGGCTTAATGTTTTCATGGTCGTTTATTTATTTATGGTTTATAATTTACAAAAATTAACTGCGTCTTCTTCTTCTTGGGCTTCTGTTACGTAGTGGCCCGCTTCCGTTATTATATAGACGCGATTAACTGCGTCGTATATAATAATATAGCCGTTTATTTCATTCATAGCATAGTAGTATTAAATTAATCCTTCATCAGCAAATGAGTAGTATCCGCTTTCAGTTAAAATTATATGGTCTAATAGTTGAAAGTTCATTATTTTACAGGCGGCCTTTATATTGTTGGTTGCGGCCTTATCCGATTCGCTTGGAAATAATTGTCCGCTTGGGTGGTTATGGCTTAATATAATAGCTGTTGAGTGAGCTAATAGTGCACCTTCAAATAAAATTCTTTGGTCTATTAAGTGTGTTAATGCAACTTGTAGACAATTTACTTGTAGTTCGTTTAAATTTTTTGCTTCTATCATGGTGGTCCGTCTAAATTTGGTTTGTGATTCTTTTGTATATAAAGTCATGGAATTGGGTTAAAATAAAATTTTCTGCGGTTTCCCATTCATCAGGGACGTTTTGTCCCCATTCTATTTCGTCACTCCTTCTGCTTAATGTTGGGGCTTGTATTATATAGCCGTCGTAGTCCATTATTTGGGCTCCTTTATCGTCGTACATTGTAAAGCTGAAATCGTATCGGCCATGTTGTCTGTCTGTGTTGTCTTCGAATACTATGTCTTTAATAATTTCTGTCATGATTATATAATTTAGTGGTTATTAATTTAGTTATTATTGAACTTTTGTTACAAACCATTTTACTTCATGCCCTGAGTTATATAGGATGTTGTCTATCTTGGTTATCAGGTTATCCATGGCCATATCATTTGTAAGGCACATTGTTAGGTCTTTATCGTCTTCCTCTATTCCTGCGCCAAATTCGTTGGCTTTTTTTATATATTGGTGAAGGGCATCCGCTTCGAATTGAAACGTATATACGTCTATTATGCCTTTGTTTGTGGTTATTATTGCATTTACTTCCATAGGTTATTAATTTAAGTTTGTGATTAATTGCGTCTCACCACCTTAATCCCCTACCTACATTCAAGTAGATTAGAGGCTAAGGGGGTTGTTTGGAGTTTATTTAATCATTCCAATTATCGTTTATTAGGTAGTAAATGCCATCATATTGAAATTCGGTATAATTTTCCCGTTTAAAGCGGTCGTAATCAATGCTGATATAGTCGCTTTTGCTCTCTGCTTCTACTACATCAGGGTAAAACATCTCGAATTCTTCATAAATAGCGTCGCGTGTGTCCTCTATTAAATAAACGTCTTCGAATTTATCCATGGCATAACTAAAACTTTCACCTTGGTCCATGATAAAACAAACCTTAATTTTGTCATCATCATCTAGGTTAATAAACTCGTATAACTCTTCGAAGTCCATTCCTGACTCACTATAAAAAGAACGTGGGAACCCTTCGAAGTCTGTTATCATTATTTCCTCTCTTTTACTGCCAAACCCTAAAGGGCTTTTTTGGTCCGCTTCTTCAAAGTGGTTCTGAATATACTCGTCTAACTCGTCCGCGTCATTGAAGTCGGTTAAATCAACCCAATGGCCAAACTCGAATTGCGTGCCGTTATTATAACTTGCGTAATCTGTTAGAAAGATTTTTGGGGTTTCTGCTGTTGTGGTTTTCATGGTCGTTAATTTTAAAAGGTTTAATTAAATAATTTACTTTTGATTTCTGCTTGTTCGTAGTTAACTGCGTATACTATTATACTGCATCCGTTAACAATAAAATTATATAGCTTCATAGTACATAGGTTAAGAGGTTAATAATATACACTATACCTGCTAACCATAGTAACCATCCATAAATAAGGAGGTCAATAATAAGATTTTTTAATTGTTTCATTGGTCGTTAATTTAAGTGATTTATACTAATATTTACGGCAAAGATAAAAAAAGGTTTCAAACCAATTTAATATAATTGACATAATTACCTTAATTAACTCTTTTTTAACACAAAATTTTTAATATTTTGAGCTAAAATAGGCTTATAAAATACTGATAATCAATGCTTTGTAATTATACAAATATACTGGATTAATAATCAATAAGTTATGGATGAGTATTTTGGCTGCTTTTTAGGATGATTAGATAAATGGAATTAAATCCGTATAATATAAACCAATAGGAGAACAAAACAGCAAACAGCCATCCCGAATAAAGGACCAAGGTAAAAGGATAAGCCAAGATAATTGCGTCTCATATAATAACCTCACCCATAACATAAGAGAACAACCAAAAAAGTTAAACCTGCAAGAGGTATTAAAGTAAACATGATAAACCCCAATTGAGATAAAAGAAATCAATCCCAATTTAAAAGAAACAAAAAGAAAAAAAAGAATAAAGTATTTCGTGATGAAGAACCAAGACAACAACCTATTTATTTATTAATCAATACTTTGTACTTTGTTTGGACCTATTCTCCTGCATGCAATAGCCTTACACCTTTGCGACTAATGTTATTGTGATGTAATCAGATTGCTTTTATTGATTTGCTTTTGCATTTGTCCACAAATTTGACCGCTTTAAGCCTTTGCGCCTTTATTTATGCGACTTTCATGGGGTGGGGGTGGGTTTCGGAATTTTTTTTCGTACGATTGCATGCCCTACCATATTTATATATATACTCTCCAGAAACACTCAAGATAATCTTTTAAAAACGTGTCATAAAAACGTCCATATATGCTTGATTATCAGCGAACGGTATTTGAGATATATATAAAATCTTGTATATTAATAAATTAAGCATATATTTGCCCTATGAATAAGTTTACAAAGAAGAATGGGTTTGGATATGTGTGGTTACTGTACTATAGATACCGAGTAGTTTATGTTGGCAGTTGTGTAAGTTTTAATGGAGACTTGTTCGATAGTTTAAATGGGAAGAAGTTTGACGGGATGAAATATAAGGAGGTGGTCCTGGGTGATATGTTAAAGTTAAAGCGGGAGTTGGTGAGGAAGTATGATCCGGTATATAATAGGAAGAATGTAAAGCGGGTCTCGTTGGTTAAGGAATTGACTTTACAGGAGAAGTTGGATTATTGTAGGGTGAATGGAATAAGTTTGGCTGAGTATAGATTAACCCATAACCCCCAACAAATATGAAAGAGCTAATAGAATTAGGTAGAATAGTAGCCGTAGTTTTCTATGAAAAGAATTAGTGATAAACGCAGAAAGCAAAACAAAGAGTACCTTAAAATTAGGGCCGAGATACTTGCGTCCAACCCAATCTGCCCAGTAACAAACCAACCAGCTACCGAAATCCACCACATGAAAGGGAGAACCGGAACACTCCTCACAGACAGAAAATATATGCTGCCTGTTTCCAGGGAAGGACACGTATGGATCGAGATGAACCCCGAAGAGGCAAAGGCTAAGGGGTGGTCATTATCAAGACTTTCCAAAGATTAATTGCTTATATGCAATCAATTCACAATATTTGTAATATCTATTCGTTCTTTATATAAATTCTAACTAGGTCAACAAGCTCGTAGAGATATGGGCTTGTTCCCTTAAAACTTTAACTTATGAATTTTATTGATCTTATTGAATCTAGACGCATTAAACTAGGAATTAACATCGAGGAACTCTGCCGGAGAGCTGGTATGACTCACGCTTCTAACTACATTAAATACAGGGATATGGGTGTGATGCCTGGCTTCCAAAACGTAGTTGATCTTATGAATGCTGTAGGGTATAACCTCGTTGCCATGGACGATAAGTTGAGGAACCCAGATAAAATTATTGAGTGGTGCACAATAAGTCTTTATATTCACCGTTATAAAGATCATCTCTGCTACGTGTTTGAGAAGATAACTGGGTTCAGAACACCGGTTAGTAGACATAACTCGGCATTGATAAAGACTGTTCTTTTTTATGTTTGGTATCACAAGACAACGCAGAATATCGCGTCCAACATAACTCTCCACGACGTAGTGTACGAACCAGGAGTAGATATGGAGGACATGATCCACGACTTATCCGCAATAGGATTAATTACGTTGGAGGGAAACCCGTCTAACATAGCCTATCAATTCTTCATGGAAGTAAGCGAAGGTCTTAAACAATATCTTGAATCGGCTGAATTAGCGGTTCATTTAACTTAATCTGGCCGAGCCCCGATTGCCTTCTTGGTCGTTGGCTACGGGCTCGATCGCCAGATCTTTTTAAACATAATTTGTTTTTTAAATTAATAAGCCATATCATTGTGGTACAATACAAACGATCAAGTGAAAAATCAGATAAATACTTATTTAAAATAAAGCCATAGGGGGTGTGCTTCTTACTTGATCGTTTGTGCATGCCTCCGACTGGCCTACTTTATTATGAAAGTTATATTCGAAGAATACGAGTTTAATGACGGCACTGAATTGGCAATGTTTATTAATGCTAAAGAAAAACTGTACTTAGGGATTAGCACAGAGCATGATGCAGATTGTGAACGAAGATGTATAGTCCTAGAAAAGTGGCAGGTAAAAGAGTTATTAAGGGAGATGCGTAAAATGTATAATCAAATGGAAGAATGACAGGATACGAACTATCAAGATCATGGTTTGACTGGGCATACGAAAACCCAGACTTAAACACTCCTACTCATACGGCACTATACATGTGGCTTATTGAGAAGTGGAACCGTTGCGGGCAAAAAGAAAAAATCTCCATAACTACATCCGAAAATATGGAGGCTATTGGAGTAAAATCTCGAAACACCCACTCTAAAATATTGGCAGATTTAATAGAATATGGATTTATAATTATGGTAGTTCCATCTCGAAATCAGTTCTCCTGTAATGTTATATCGCTTACTCAAAAAATAAGCAAGCAAAAGGACAGCAAGAGGACAGCTCTTGATCAAGCACTTATACAGCACGAGGACAGCACGAGGACAGCAAGTGTGCAAGCACCTATACTATTAATAAACAAAGAAACAAGTAAACAAAGAAACAAAGAAACAATAGATATGCCTGCGATTTTTTATAGACAGTTCGTTCATCTAAAAATAACCCATGATGAAATACAGGAATTAATAAAAGCAGGTTATTCTCAAGAACAAATTGACGACACCTTGGACGATATCGAAAACTATAAAAAAAACACAGCTTACAAATCTCTTTACCTTACCGCTAGAAAATGGTTAAAAAGGGATAAGGATAAAACACAGCCACAAGGAACGCTTAAAATGGTTTACTAATGATTGTAATTAACCTAGAAGATAAACAGGAGTATGATATCGAAGTCCAAAGAGACGGAGAGAACCATATGACTTGTCCGGTTTGTTCCCACACAAGGAAGAAGCAGAAAGAGAAGTGCTTCTCGTTTAATTACAACAAGAAGGTAGGAAGATGCAATCACTGTAACGTGGTGCTCGTTGAAAAGAAAGAATTTAAACCGGAGCCTAAATTTAAAAAGCCAGAGTGGAACCCAAAACTTGAAATATTATCAGGGGCCGCAGTAAACTGGTTCAGGGATCGCAAAATATCCGCAAGCACATTAATCCACTTCCGAATTACTGAGGGTAAGACTTATATGCCACAGGTCCAAAAGGAGAGAAATACCATTCAGTTTAATTACTTCAAAAACGGGGAGCTCATCAACGTCAAATACAGGGACGGCCAGAAAAACTTTAAAATGGTATCCGAGGCAGAACTTTGCCTTTATAACATCGACGCAGTTATTAACTCCAAACAGGTTATTATTTGCGAAGGAGAAATGGATGCTCTTTCTTTTCACGAAGCAGGATACAGAAACGTAGTATCAGTACCTAATGGGGCTACTATTGGACGCAATAATCTGTCATACCTCGATAATTGTATTGACCTTTTTGAAAACGATACGGAGTTTATCCTAGCTACAGATAATGACGTCGCTGGAAATAACCTAAGAGACGAACTCGTAAGAAGACTCGGTGCCGAGAACTGTTATAAGGTTTCATTCAGGGATTGCAAAGATGCAAACGAATGCCTAGTTAAATACGGACCATCGGCCATCAAGGAAACAATCGACAATAAGAAGCCGTTTCCAGTATCAGGAATATTCACCGCCCTTGATATATCAGAAGAGATCGACGACTACTTCCATAACGGACTTCCTGTAGGTTGTGAGATAGGCATAGCTGATTTTGACAAACTACTAAAGTTCCACCCAGGTTATATAACAGTCATCACTGGAATACCTGGTCATGGAAAATCTGAGTTTACGGACTTTATGATGTCGCTACTAAACATTAAGCACGATTGGCAGTTTGGAGTCTACTCTCCAGAGAATTACCCACTACAACTTCACTTCAGTAAGTTTGCCGAGAAGCTAATAGGGAAGTCCTTCAGCCGCATGAACGAGTTGGAGTTAAGATTAGCCAAGAACTACTTTAACGAAAACTTCTTTTTTATTAAACCAGAGGAGGACAGCAAACTAGACAACATCCTTGAGAAGGCTAAATACCTTGTTAAAAAGAAAGGAATACGAGGACTTGTTATCGACGCTTGGAACAAGATTGAACATAATTGGGTGGGATCAGAAACGCAGTACATCAGCAAGGAACTTGATAAACTTGCCATGTTTTGCGAAAGATACGGAGTGCATTTATTCCTAGTGGCTCACCCAACAAAGATACAGAAAGATAAGAACACAGGATTATACGAGGTGCCAAATCTTTATAACATTAACGGATCTGCCAACTTCTTTAATAAAACCCATAACGGTATCAGTGTTTACCGGAATTTTACTACGAAACGTACAGAAATCTACGTCCAAAAAGTAAAATTCAAACACTGGGGAGAACCTGGACAAGTAGAACTTGAATGGGATTGGACCAACGGCAGGTATTACCGCTACACACCAGACTCCTCTAATTGGATAACCAACCAAACGCAGCAATCAGAATTACATATACCACAAAAATTAACACCTTTAAACCAATTAATAGTCCCAACAGGGGACGAAGATATCCCGTTCTAAATTATGGCAAAACAAAACTTAGCAAAAAAAGTAGTCCTTATGTACGAAGGTAAACCGGTTAAAGCCCTCATAATTGAGCCCAACCATCAGTACTACAGAATCCACGTACCAACTCATAAAGTGGAACAAATAGAACTCCAATACGATATGACGGCTGTAAACTTTGATACAGAATATCACTACCTTCAGGCACTATCATCAGAAAAAGCCCTTGAAAAATTTATTAAATTTCAGAAAAATGAAGCCAATAAGCAATCACGTACTAATAAAGTTAACTAAGAAAACCGACGAGCTCCAACTTCCAGGAGTAGGAACACTTGCCCTTGAGACTATCTTCAATGAGGAGCAGCATCAAAGACTCGTGGGTGAGGTTATTACGGTCCCAGAGAAATTGACGTTTATTAAAATGGATCACGGTAATATGCCATGGGAAACAGAGATGGAGATTTTAGTAGGAGACGAAGTTATCTTGAGAAGAACCGATGTTTCAGTTTCTCGGTTTGAGGGAAAGTCTTTCGAATCAGAAGGCCACTTGTACGTGCACGTTCCTTATCACGCTGTTATTCTTTCGAAGAGAAGGCTTAAATATAGTAACTTTCCTCATGGTGATATATTAGAACTTGACGGAGAAAACTACGTTGTTACAATGCTAAACGGCTACATGCTAGTTCAACAGGACGACATAGACTTCCAAACAGAATTCTACATCCCAGGAAACATAAAGAACCCAAAAGCCGAAACCGGAATAATTGCGTTTATAGGAAAACCAAACACAGCCTATCACCCTCAATTTATTTCAGCAGGATTTGAATACGGATCACAACTCCCCGACACCCGCTTTGATTTAAAGGTAGGAGATAGAGTAGCCTTCATTAAACACGCATCCGTAGACTTAGAATACGATATACACAGAACCTTTAACGGACAAGGAAATCACTACGTTAGAATGCAGAGAAATAAGATATTGGCAAAACTGTAAAGTGTTATATTTGTAAAATATGCAGTATAAGTACGAGAAACCAGATACACACTTTTTCATTAACGTAGACGAGGATCTTACCCCAATACGCATTGACATAAATAAAACTATAAAGCAGATTTATAAGTTTTGGCATCCGAACGCGAAAGACTGCCCAATATTAAAACCACCTCCAGAGAAGATTGCCAACTACGGACTAGACCCCAAAGATCAATATTTCGAAAGACGAGAAATACCAGCAAAACTTAAAAAGCTCCAGAAAGAAAAAGATGGAAGAGCAGATGAAATCTGGAGAGTACTTACCGCCCACAAAGAAAACTGGGCAGAGGAAATAGAGTTTATCAAAAGAGAATGGTTCCATTGCCTATACGGATACTGGGTATATATCAAAGGAAAACCTACCTGGATATCACCATGGCACTACCAATACCTTAACTATTCTACAGGTAGCTATACAGTCACCGACCGGAAGACAGGAAAGAAAGTTCAAAGTATGTTTGGTGAGTACAGGGATAAGGACAGACGCAAGGATATTGCGTACACCTACCTATACACCACAACAGAAACATTCGCCAACATAAACAAGGAAGGAAACGCTATCCCAGAAGAAGACGGTAGCTACGAAATGATTGACACAGGACGTCTACTTTTTTTCGGAGTCATTAACCCTAAAACACGACGAGAAGGGGAAACAGGTAAAAGCCTTTCAAAACTTCACTTCACCTCAATAGTAGTGGCCGGGCCACAAGCATATTCTTCAATGTGCGCAAACCACGAGTCAACAGTAAAAGGACACTGGAACTCTAAATTTGTACCCATGTGGAGACGTATGGCTTTTTTCTTTAAGCCGATTAATGACGTTACAACAAGACCAAAAACAGAAATTACATATAAGTCTCCAGCAGCTAAACAAAACTCTAAAAACTTTAACTCAAACGTATCAGTAGAGTCCACAGAGCTTGACTCCACGGTAGACTTCTCACCAGTAGTAAGCAGACACTACTATGACCACAATAAAATCACAGGAATAATATTACTTGATGAGGAAGCAAAGACAGACCTTATTGACGTTTACGATGAATGGAACCTTGTTAAACCAGCAATGGCACAGGGAGCAGAATCGGAAAGGAACAGATACGCATTCTCCTTGCATCCCTCTACAGTAGAAGATATGGAAGGAGGAGCCGGAGCAAACTTTAAAAGGATGTGCGACGCATCTAACTTCTACCAACGAGGCTTAAAATCTGGACAGACAAAATCCGGACTAGCATTAATCTACATGCCATCATGGGACGGACTTGAAAACTTCATTGGACCATATGGAGAGTCTATTATCGACGACCCAACCCCCGAACAACAGGCATTCACGAAATGGGACATCGGGGCCAAAGAATATATTAACAGTAAAATTGCCGAGTACGAGGCAAACCCCATAATCGAAAACCTTAGAAAACTTGCTCAGTTCAAAAGACAGAACCCACCATGTTACGCAGATATCTGGAGATCCATTGCCGGAGAGATAGGATTTAACATTAAAAAGATTGACTTAAGAACCGATCAGTTAAGAAGGATGTTGTCATTGGAACAAGACCCACGGGAGCAAGGAGACTTCGTTTGGATCATCGACGGATACCCACCACTCACCGCAGAGAAGTTTTGGAACCTAAGATTACAGGACTACTTCCTGCCAAAGGCACACGTTGAATGGAAACCGTCCACTTCAGGTAGGTTTTTCCTAAGTAAAAAGTTAGCAGAAGGTTCACACAATCGCGTCCAATATAATAGAGACCTAGAAACATGGGAGGTAATAGATGACGTCTACCACGCATCTGCCGACCCAGTTACTTACCAAACAAAAAACCAAGCCAAACAAAGAGAGGATAAAGCAGCAGCCTCCTTCGCATCAGGAGCCGTCCTTTATCCAGCCCAAAACGATGACCTTGAAAAACCCGTAAGCGAATGGCAGAGCCACAAAATAGTTTGCACCTACAAAAACAAACCACAGCTTGACGATATCTATATGGAAGAGATGCTTATGATGTGCCGGTACTTTGGTTGCAAAATGTTTCCCGAAACAAACATTAACTCAGTAGTTAAGCACTTTGAGAACAGAGGCTACGGAGGCTTATTAAGATACGCATGGTTAGCAGATAAGGGAAAGTACAGAGATACACCAGGCTTCCACACAGGAGGACAGCAATCAAAGGATGAACTTATATCCGAAGTGCGCGACTACATCGAATACTACGCATTAAACGAAAACCATATTGAGGTTCTTGACGAATGTAGAAAGATGAAGTCCAAAGAGGATATGACTAAACTCGACTTATTTGTTTCCGTTGCAGGTGCATTATTGTCTTATAAGTACCGCCCAATGGTTCTTTCAGAAAAAAGAATGAGCAAGGAAGACGAAGATGAAGAGTTTAATCCTGAAGACTTTTGGGGTAAACAAAGATAATTTATTAGTTTTGTAGGAAATAGCTTCTTACATGGCAACTAAATCAAAACTTTTTGCAGGGGACAAATACGAAAATAAAGGCTCTAACCTATTTCCTTCCGACGATATATCTCCAATGTCCAAAAGAAAAGGAGACTCTGCAAAACAATTTGCGCTGCAGTTTGCCAAAGCTTTCTACTCTGGATGGGGAACCGGCATATTTGCCTACTCAAGGTTCTCAGAAAGAGATCAGCTTATTCAACTAAGAAACTATTCAAGAGGCCGACAAGCAGAGGAAATCTACCAAGAGTTTATATACGGACGCAACGACCAGAACGAGATTATTAAGAAGGGATACATGAACGTTAACTGGGATATCCTGAAAATTGCGTTGCAATACAAAGATGGGTTCATCAGTAAACTTAACGAATGGGACTACGATCCGGTTATTTCCTCTCAAGACCAATACGCAAGGGACGAGAGAAAAGAACGTATGATGGTAGACTACGTTAAGAACAAAATGAAAGGCATCTTCCAGGCAAACCCAGGCATGGACGAAAACACCATGGCCCCAGACTCTATAGCGGAATTCGAAATCCTTGAGCAAATGGGAGTCTATAAGAACAAAGCAGAATACGCTTGGGAGAAATATATAAACAACGTATTTAATGGCTTTAACCGTTGGGACCTTAAATTAAAGAACAAACTCCTTGACGATATCTTTACCCTTGGAAGACTTTGCGTTCGCGACTATGTGGATCCAGAAACTCAAACCGTAAAGACACAATACATTGACCCCCTTAACCTTATCATAAGACTCACCACAGACGGAGAGGTAATCGACGGAGGTTTCATTGACCTTATGACCGTTCAAGATCTGAAGAAAGCATCAGGACTCCCAGAAGAAGAATTATTTGCTATTGCCCAAAACGCTTGCGGGTGGTATGGTAATCCGGATAAATCGCGTTGGAACTACGGAACATCCTACGAAGCCTACCTACAGCAAAACGCAGTTTCCAGAGGGAGTCTTGGCAATTGCGAGTGGTACGCATTTAGAGTACCCGTTCTTAAATGTGAATACAGATCAGTAGACACAGAATACTACACCGAACAACAAACCCAAAATGGAACAAAATATTCAAGAGGGAAATATGGTAAAACCTTTACCAAATCCCCAACTAGAAAAACAATTAAAAAAGACACAATCAATTATTATACCTGCTCATGGATCGTTGGAACGGACTATTGTTATGACTACGGTTTACAATACGACATGCCAAGAACCGAGAGAGCAGAAGCAAGATGCTCATTCCACTACTACCAAATGGACGATCCATCCATAGTAGAAAGATGCAAACCAGTATTCGATAACGTACAATTAGCATGGTTAAATTTCCAAAATGGTATTGCCAAGTCAAGGCCAGACGGAAACCTATATGATCTTTCAGCCCTCGTAAACGCAAACGTAGGGGATAAGATTAAACCATACGATATAATTAAAGGTATAAACGAAACAGGTTCCGGATTCTGGAACTCAATGAATAAGAGGAAAGACCGACCTGTACAAGCACCAAACTCAGGACCACCCGTAATCCCAATGAAAGGCGGTTACCAAGGAGCATTAGAAGACTTCGTTGGAGCATGGAACTCAATGAGTATGATGCTATCGAGTTTGTCAGGAATGAACCCTAGCTTCATAGGATCAAGCACCGGACTACCAGAAGGAGCAAGAGTAAATGAAGGCCAAATGGCAGCAAGTGTATCATTGCTTAAACCAAAGATAGACGCATATTTCTTCGTTAAATCAAGTTGTGCACTAAACATCCTATTAAGAGGACAAGTAATATTTAGACATAACGACAAGATCAGTGAAGAATATAAAAACATCCTTGGCCCAGATATCGTACAAATTTTAAAGACAGCCAGCGAAAAGAACTATTCTCAGTACGGATTAAAGATGACGTTGAGAATAAGCGGAGCCCTAAAAGAAGATGTAAAAGGAGCCGCAGTAGCAGCATTACAAGCAGGAAGAAATGGACAACCTGGACTTACATTCATGGAGTACTTCAAAATTCTTGACATGCTAGAAAGCAACGTCGAGATAAAATATATCCAAGGTTTCATGCAAAGGCTAATCGACAAGAGAGAAGGCCAAATGCAAAAAATGCAACAGGAAAACGCAGACAATCAGAATAAAGGACTTATGCAACTTGAGCAACAAAAGGCAGCAGGTCAAATGGAATTACTGAAGTTTACTACGGATCTTGAAATACAAAAAGGAGTTATACTAGAAGCCGCAAAAGCCTATTACGCAATAGAACAAATGAAAGAGCAAGGCAACCAAGACATCACCGGAAGTTCACTTGATTTGATTATGCAAACGGCAATGCAACAGTATGCTTCGACAATGGCTCCTCAAACACAAGGACAAGCATAATTTTTTTATTTGAATATTTCTATTATTTTTGCTTAAAACTAAGTAATTATGGCAGAAGAATTAACAGAAGAAGAAGTTATTGCGAAATTTAACGCAGGTGAAAAATTTGAGGAAGTTATCAACAAAGATGATCCATCAAAAACAACCCCAGCTACTCCAACCGACACACCCGTAGAACCAGAAAAAACATACTGGGAACAGAAGGGTTTTGCCTCTCAAGAAGAACTTGATACCTATATTGAATCAAGGAGACACGGAGTAGAACCGGAGTATAAAAGCCAATATGCAAAAGAGCTTGATACCTTCGCAAAGGTTACCGGAAAAGACGATCCAGAAACCTTCCAGTTCTATAAGAATACCGAGGTAAAAGACACCATGGAACCGATGGATTATATTGATCTATTGGTAAAAGATCACGTTCTTAAAAACCCTGAGTTTAAAGGGGATGAAGATATTATCAAGGATCGTTTTATTAAACAATATCTAGTAGATATGGACCCTACAGACGAGGCCCTTACCAAGGAAGATTTGTTTGACAAGAAAATGAAAACCATCGAGCTTAAAAAATCAGCAGAAACGGTTGTCAACGAGATCAAAGAAATTAAAACCAAGATTGCAAATAATGGTGTCACCCCAGAAGAAATAGCTGAAAGACAATCTAAGATTGAACAGTCTAAAACTAAATGGAACGACGAACTTAATAAAGCAGCAGAGAACTTTAAGGTCGATATTTTTGACGAGGCAAAAAATAAAGAAGGCAAATTCGAATTTCTTCAAACAGATAAGGATGAGCCAGTTGTCTTAAAAAGTTTTACCTTTGGTGACGAGGAAAAAGAATTCTACAAAAGTTCCCTAGGTGGAGTAATTAACCAAATGGGGTATCCTGAACCAGATAGTGAGAACGCGAAAATGGCTCAGAAAATTGCAGAAATGGCAACGTTCTATGAATTTAGAGGAAGGCTGATTAAAGAAGTGATAGCACAGACAAAATCATCCCTAATCAAAGAAGATAAGATCGAGGCCGATAACCCCTCAAAATTGAAAATTGCAGCTAGCACTGATAATCCAGAAGGCATATTGTCGGAGGAAGAAGCGGTGAAAAGAGCAATGAACGGATAGTGAAAAGCAGTTAAAGGGCTATGGGAAATTAAATATAAACCCCATAAAACTTAAAGACAGTGAGCAATAATACAGCATCGAGTCTATATACAAGTTTAATTACTTCGATAGACCCACTTTTGGAAAAATTTGCCATCGGCCGTGAAATATTTGCCGCCTATGGAGATCAGCACTATAACGCAGCAATGCTTATCAAGTCGTTGACAAACAGTCAATCGGTTCCAGTGAACCAAGAGACTTATTACCATTTTGAAGATCTTCCAATTAACCAAAACCTTTTAACAGCAGCAGGTGGTCCATACGTGGCAGCTTCTCCTGGTGCTTCGGTTGTAGTTAACTTGGCATTATCTAACAACTCTACTTTAAACGGACTTTTACCGGTACGTGAAAAGTGGACAATCGTTGACCCAAACAACAACCAAAGATTGTATCGTATCGAAACTGTAACAAACAGTGGAGTTACCCCTTCTATTACAATTGCACCGCTTGATCCTACAATCACAATCTCTATCTCTGGTGGAGTGTTATTGAAAATTGGACCTTCGGCTTTTGGTGAAGGAACCGGACAACCAGGTGGAATTGTTACTCCTGTATTACGTAGAAACTTTAACCTTTCTATCTTAAAAGAAGGTTTAAATTTCTCTGGTTCAGAAGCTACCAACGAAGCTAGTGTTGACGCAGTATCGTTAGCAGGTATGTACACCGCAGCTAATATCGAACTTCCTGCAGGTTTAGGTAATACCTACGTAGTAAGAAATGCAAAACAAATGGAGTTCCGTATGATGGAGCAACATGCTGACCTTTACTACTGGGGAGAGAAAAACACCAACACTTCTGTTGTTGTTGACTCAGGTACCGACGGTACAGTAAGATCATCTGAAGGGTTAAAAAGAACTACTACTTTATACGGAACTCCAATTCCTTATTCAGTTGGTTCAATGACCATGGGTATCTTCAGCCAGGCTGGTGATGCTTTAGATGCTCAATACGTTTCTCCTTCCAGAGCAATCCTTTGGTTACAAGGTAGAAAGCAGTACACTGAGGCTGAGTCATTATTGGCTACCAACAACTACTATACCGGTATCCGTTACGATAGAGATTCTTCTCTACCATATGTATATGGAGACGCTATGGCTGTTCAAGGTAAGAAATACAACTTCGCATTTATCGGAGTAGAACTTGGTGGATACAAATATGTATCTATGAGAGAGCCTTTATTCACCGACCCTAACGGTACAGGTGCATTAGGTTACCCAGTTCCAAACTTAGGATTCATGTTGCCTTTGGCCTCCATGACTGATCCTGTTAATAAAGTATCGAGAGATACCGTTACAATGAGATATAAGTCATTGGGTGGTATTAACCGTGCTTACAAAACATGGGTGAGAGGTCAAGAGATCACTAACGTGGATACTTACGATATCAACATGCAAGCCAACGTTTCTTACGAGTGGTTCGGAGCTAACAGATTTATCCAAGTTCAAGGTACCTAGTACTTGATCGAAATATTAAAAACCCTGGTAATTAATTTTATCAGGGTTTTTTTATTTCAAATATATTACTATTTTTACCGAGAATTAGGTAATAATTAAAACAAAACCGTTATGATACTTATTGATAAGAAAAAAGCAGTCTTCGCAAAATCTTACATTACAAAGAAGAAAAATGAAATTGGAGACGGAAGATACGTCCAGTCACCACAGGAGCTTTTATCCAAACTACCAACAAACAAAGAAGGTTACTTCGTACAGGTAGGTCCGGCAGGTAGCCCCATCTTATTAAACGATACCTTCCACGGAACCATCGAATATAACGATGCAGGTGAAATTACTGGATTTGACTTCTCTAAAAAGAGAGCAGAGGCAGGTCCTCATTTAGTTCACTTCTGTAATACAGCTACCATTGAACCGGATGGAGTGCATTACAGAGACATGAAGCCTGAGTACTATCAATCATACGGCCATAGAAATGGAAACGCTACCATCGTTATTCAACAAGAAGATGTAGAACTTTATATTTTCCTATCAGATTTCTGTAGAAAAGTAAAGAACTCTTTAAATGCACATGCTAATACCATCAAGGATTACGTGCTAGAAATCTCTAATCCAGAGAAGAGTGCCGCAGAAGAAGCCTCAAAACGCAGACCAAGATTAAAAGCCGAAAGACTTATCTTCGAAGATCCTACAGAAGGTGGTATGACAGAAGCACAATTAGACATGGTTGCCCGTCACCTTGGACTACCAATTGAACAATATAAAACTACAGCCCTTAAACAGAAAGCTATATGGGCCGCAATCGTAGCAGACGAAACATCTCGTAAACTATCCGGTGATTCTGATGTTTATGGCTACGAATTCTTAGCTAAACTATCTGAGAACAAAGGCCCAGACTTTAAGTTAAGGGAATTAGTTACCCTTGCTTTAAAAGAAAGATGTATCTCTATGGATACTAAGAGAAAGATGTTTGTATTTATAGGAGGACCTAATGATGACATCATTGGAACCATTTGTCCATACGACGACGCAGCACCTATTAAGATAAACGTCCTCATCACTTATCTGAAGTTCAACCCAGAGGTGGAGGAAAGAATTCACAAACTTGTCTACGGGGATTTCGAACCGGAACAAACCCCGAAAGTTAAAAAAGCAGGGACCGCAAAAGCATAAATTTTCAAGAGAGGGGCATTAGCCCCTTTTTTGTTGTAATTATTTTCTATTTTTGGTAAAAATATATCAAATGGCAACTACCATCTCAGTAACCTCAACAATCATTACTTCAACACACGTTTTTAAAGCAGATGACGTTACGGACTATAGTGCCGTTACCTATTTTGTAGACTCTAAATCAGTCCTCAAATTACAGGGACCATCCGCAACTTTATATAACAACACGAATTTTGCGTCTCCAGATTTTAACTATCCTGGAACATTAACCAAGTCAATTGTTATTCCTTTAATCAGTGGACTTATCCCACAAGGAGGTTATATCTTAACCACCACAACAAAAATCACAAAGACCTGCCCAATCATTGACGTAAACCTTGGATCAAACTACATCCTAGTTGATCTTGCGTTATTGGATAACTTCATAGCAGGACAATCAATTGTATTAGCCGGAGGACCAAACGCAGGTACCTACGAAATTCAATCAGTATCTTCCAACGCATTCGGCACTATCCTAACATTGGTAGAAGCCTTAGTTTCAGATACAGCAACAGATACAGTTACATTTGACGAGACAGTAGAAACCATTGGAGACTACACTTATTGCTACACAGCCCCATCAGGAGTATTAACGCTGGAGGCTACTTGTGAATCGGCTATCTTAACAGCAACCGACAACACCAACTACGCAATCACTTGTGAGGGAGAAAGTATTCTTCCAACCACCAATACCAAACTTATTACGATCGACGCACCACTTAACTCAGGTGGTACACCAGTATATCCTCAAACAACATCATCGGTATCACCGGTAGTTATTCCTGAGTTATGGACGCAAACATGGACAGGTAGCCTAACCGCAACACTTGTTTATACACTTCCTTCAGGCTTGATTATAAATACGTCGGTAACAACAACAACTCATTTAGACGTTGCTTGTGATGACTCTTTATGTTGCATGAGCACTTGCCTTCAAAACGCAACCAATACCTTCTTAACAGCAGTATCGTGTAACTCTAACCTAAACGCAATACTATCAGCAACGGTTCAGTATAATAAAATACTTGGAGCCTTTATGATGTATTCGGTAGGAGTTAGATGCGGAAACACAACTATCATTGACACTGCAGTAGCAAACATGAAGTCCTATCTTTCGGATACTGATTGTTGTAATAACTGTAGTGATACAGGACAGTCTACTCAGATTGTGGCTATATACAACGTAGTTATCTCTGGAAATACCTTAGTGGTTCAGTCAGGTGACGCTTACATTGATATATCACAATCTGTAGTTGGAGATGTTACTACCGCAACGTTTACATTAGACGTTGCAGCAGTTCAAGCTTTAATTGCGTCGTATATAAACAATAACATCGACATCATTACCGATATTGTAGATGCGCTTAAACTAAGAGTATCCACCTTCAGTAACGACAGTACAGCATATGATGTTCCAATTTCATTTGACGCAGACACCTCAACAGGTAGCCCAATCATTGATAACGTAGTCTTCTCCACAGGAGCCTTAACAGACATAGCTGCAGGAGACCCAGTATCAATGCAAGATTTCCCAGTAGGAACAACCATCTCTACAATTAATCTTGACGGAAGCATTACTCTTAGTGCAAACTCTACCGGAACAAGCGTAGGTCAAGTAGCACTTATTAGATCAGAGTATGAAGGAATAAGAGCTGATAGATTTAAAAGAACACTTGCCGGTGTGGTTGGATATTATTATAAAATTGTACTTAATTATCAAAACTCAATAGTTATTGATTCGACAACTGGGGCCGTACACCTTTCAGGAGATGTGCCAAATCCAGGAACAAACAAAGTATATAAAACAAACGCAGTCGGAGTAAGAGAGTGGGGATCACCAGTGCCTAGCATATTCACACAAAATGCCGGAGGAACAGTAACCTCAAATACATCTTATGCCTTAGCAACAATTACCCCAACAACAATTGGCACTTATGCGATTATGTTAAGCTGCCAAGTAGATGCCGGTGGTGCCGCAAATGCCTATAGAATATCAATATACAAAAATGGAGCTTTAATAAATACAAGAGCCGTATTCTACAATACATCAACAAGCGGAGGTATTGACTCTGTAAGCATTGTTACTGAAGAAACCCTTATTGATGCAGATGCTATTACATTATTTATGGAGGTTACATCAGTAGGCGGATCAACAGCAGATATTTCTAATATTTCAGCAGTCTTAATGAGAATAGCATAATGACGTTAGATCAAATATTACAACACGCTTATTCGCGTCTAAACAAAGACCAATCTGGTAACACCTATGGTCCAGATCAATTTAATATTGACCTACCATTTTTCCTATATACTTTCCTAAATAAAAGATATGGGATACCTGCCAATTGGTTACCAGGACTTAAAATGCCTACGTTTGGATTTGAGGTGACGCAATTAATGACAGACGACCTTGCACCATTAAAAGTAGTTATGGGAGGAAATGGACCATCAGATCCAGGAACACTTGCCGTTAACAGCAACGGAATAGCAACACTCCCTACAGACTACTTTCACTACTCTGCCTTAAACGGAGCAGTGACAGACGGCACCTGTAATGATATGAGCTTACCAGCCATTGAGGTTTGCACCGACCAACAGTTCAGCGAAAACCTAACCCACTACTCAAGAAACAAATATCTTAGACAGGAGCCCTATTGTAACTTCCAAAACGGAGTTATTGAGTTCCGTCCAAAGGATATAGGCATGGTAAGGTTTGCGTACCTTAAAACACCTACAAATCCATTCTACGATTATTACACAGTGGTTGCCACAGCAGAAATTGTCTTCTTACAAGAAGGACAATCATTCACCGCTACAGCAGCAAACATGTACAGAACAGGAGCCGTAGCAGGAACATTCACATCACAAACAGTAGAACTTCCAGTAGCAGAATACCTACACGGGGACTTCGCAAACATGATAGTAGATCTCATGTCCGATAATCTACGTTCACAATACATGAAACAATCATCAGCTATCAGGGAGGGTAAAGACGCATGAAAAAGATAGAGATACTTGAAAGAGCAGAAGCAGAATTGGCCGGTGGAAACATGACGGCTGATATGAAGTCGAGATACCCACGATGGCTTGTTAGACAAGTTTTGTCCAAAGGCTATGACTCTATATTAGGAGATGCCTACGAACAATACCGACAAGGGATATTCGCAAAGAACCAATTCCTTTTAGACAACTACACCGTAACCTTTACCCCAACAACAAACCCACCTGTAGTAGTCCAGTATGACACCGAAAGGAAACGCTACTATTGTGACCTGCCTAAATCAGTATTGGTGCTTAAACACAACGAAGGCATACGCTTAGTTTGCCCCGTAGAAAACGAGGCAGGAGCCGCCATCCCAATACAGAGTACTGCGTCGGTTATAAGAAAACCACTAACAGTAAGTGCAATAAACCCAAGGTTCACATATACATTAGAGGGGACCAAGAGAATATGGTTCACTTTCCCAATAGTACCATACACCGCTTTAATGATTAAAATGGTAGTGCCATTCGATGAGTTGGAAGATTTTGATGAAGTAGATGAACCAGCCATTATGACAAAGAACGGTATATATACCCTCTATAACTACGTTATGGAAAACCTATTAAGAATGCCAATAACAAAGCAAACTGAAAACAACAATCCTACAGCCTAATGTACACAAACGGATTTTTAACCATAGATGAAATTGTAAGCGACCTACAATACAGAGGGCAGGATTACTCATTGACCAACTATGACTATTGGTTCCACCTCGTTATTAAAGGCCTTCAGAAAATCAACGTGTACAACCTACGCACATCAAACGTTGCGTATCTACCCCTAACCACAACAAACATTATACAACTCCCTTCCGATTATATTGACTACATCCAAATAGGGGTAGTAAACGGATCGGGAGTATTTAAGCCACTAACCTACGACCCAAACATATTCCCAGTACCACAGGCAGATTGTGGGGAAGATACCTCTACCGTACTACACGCAGACAAAGTATCAGAAGCCCCAATAGCAGGACTTCCAGGGCCCTATATTTTGTACGGAGAAACACTGCCAGTAGTATATGGTGCGACAGGGGGATACAACGCAGGATACTATAATGTAAATAGACAGGACAACCAATTGTATATTTCAGGATTACCAGTAGGAACCGCAATTGCAGTAGAGTACAAAACCAGTGGTGTTAGCTTAACAGGACTTACTATGATACGGCAACAGTGCCAAGAGGCTTTAATTTCTTGGTGCATGATGACAGCACAACAGTTTGGAGTTATTCAGTCACAAACAAATTGGGCAAATAAATATTACGGAGACGAGGCCGAACTTGAGTCACTTGACCAAGCGTTAACCTCTCAAGAATTACAAGACATACTTTACGGAACTTGGAAACAATCACCTAAGAGATAATGCAAGATAACAGGCAACAAACCATAGAGTTTAAATATACCGGACTAGACCAGGACAGCGATCAAAGATTAATGAACCCTGGGGATAGCCGCTATCGCCTTAATTGTATTAACGACAGTACCGATGATGGACTATTAGGGGACATTCAGAATATTAAGGGAAACGCAATTTATCCATACGATGCGCCAGCCGGAACAAATAAGGTTATTGGTAGCTGTAAGGATACGCAGAATAACGCGATAGTTTTCTTCGTTTATAACTCAAATGGAGATCATCAAATAAGACGTTTCTACCCAGACACATTAGCAAACGAACTTATCCTACAAAGTGAAGAGTTAAACTTTCAGGCCAACTTCCGTATTTACCACGCAAATATCATTAACGGATTGCTGTATTGGACAGACGGTTGGTTTGAGGACTTCGAATACGGATCCAACAATAAACTTAATTACAACCCCCCAAGGAAGATAAATATCCAAAAAGCAATTGACGGTGACCCTGGTTATTCACCTATTACATTTGAAACACTAGATAGGATTAAATACCAACCACCAACAACAGCTTCTCTTAGGTATATTTATGATGCGGCAAACGCAATTAACTACGTCTACGGAAAACTATATCAAGTCACCTACCGTTACATTTGTGATGATAAAGAAGTAACAACATGGGCATCACTCAGCAAAGCCCTACTACCTGTTTATAACTACAAGGATAATAACGTTTTTGAGCTATTAGAAAACACCCTTGGTATTACATTATGGACAGGATCAGAGATAGTTACCGACATTGAAATAGCATTGAGAATAAATGATTCTTACTTTATCATATCAAGACTAAACAAAGCTGAGGCCGGTATAGGATCAAATACACTATACGAATATAATTACAACGGTATTGGCTATAAGGAAAACCTATTGGCAGAAGATTTTCTACGTCCATTTGATTACGTCCCACAAATATCACAAACCCAAGACATTGTAGGAGGCAGAATAACAGATGGAAACGTTACAGAAAACTACGACAATCTTGACCTTGATATGGAGTTTGAGTTTATTAGGTATGATAAAACCACAGATATTCGATCAACAAGCCCAGATATTATCAATACAGCAGACCCAAATACATTCCCTTGGGGAACAGGTATAAACACCATGCAATATCCCTTGTGCACATTTAAAAGCGAAGGGGTATATCAACCCTGCATAATCTATAAAGATAGAGCTAAGAGGTCGGGAGTGGCACAAACAAAAGAAGAATACATCTTATTAAGCCCATCATATAACGTTGGGTTATTCCCGCTTAATGGAATGTTATTGGATCCATTAAAGCTAAGATACACTATTAACCATGAGCCGCCTGTTTGGGCAAAGTACTATTCGTTTGGACTAACCAAAGAACTTAGTTACATTAAAAAACAGCAAATACTTCTTACTGCTAGGAACTTTAATTTAAGAGATGGCAAGATTAAACTACCATTACAAACTGGATATACATTTACTGAAGGAGATAAAATAAAACTTATTTCAGTAATGACACCCCAATCAAATGCTCCAGACGATCTTTATACCTACGCAGACCAGATTGCAGATTACTTTTATCTACCATTTAGCAACTCGAACAACTACACCGTAGATCAACAGGTAAGCACATTTAACTATAAGGTAGATGAGTACGATCCCGCAACATTCGAAATTGTATTAACAAAGGGCGATGCAGCCGATATGAAAAACTACATTCAAGGAGAAATAGTTCCGGATCCAACAAAGGTATCAGCATTTCCATATTATAGTAACTATTACTACCTAATTGAGATATACAATAATAACAGAGATACAACAGAAAATAAAGTGTTTTATGAGGTAGGAGAAGACTTCGAAATTGGAAACGCATATACCCCCTCCAGATACCACAAGTGCTCTGTACAAAACCAAGTTAATGGTGGACAACCAGCAATTGGAGAAGTATATGGGTTTGACGCATATCTTAGAAGAAAGAAAACACTACTAAACGACCAATCAATCTTATTAGATATTTTTACTCCAGCGTATTTTGTTCATACATCTTCAGTAGATAACACCATAGCATTCCCAACAGCATGGCTTCAGGCATTTAACAATTCAAACCTTGATATCAACGGAGATTATAGCGGAACAGCCTTAATTACAAATACGCAGTTTTTAGGATATGTAGGTTTTGGACAACCGGAAGAGGACCTGTTAACAAATACTATTATTATTTCACAAATATCTGGATCATGGACACCGCTTCCTCCAGCCAATACATATCCTACATACATTAGCTTCTTTGGAACACAGGAAATTTATCCATGGTTAGAAGACGAAGCATTCGCAGATGACTACCCATCTACAGTTTACAACGACGGTAGAGTAAACTCAAACCTTGAAACCCTTGGTAGAAAGAACTACATATCAAGACTACGTTGGTCCGGCCCGTTATTTGAGAATACCCTTACAAACGAATTATCAACAGTATTTGAAGGATCATATAAAGACCTATCAGAAACGTATAACGAGATAAGCCGGATAAGACAAGTGGGTGATACCCTACGTGTACGACAGAAGAACAAGATGTCATCGTTCTACATCGACAAGAACATGCTTAACGTTAATGAAGGTGTAGCAAACGTCGGACAATCCGCAGACTTCCTATCTACACCTAACCTATACGATGAGTATTACGGATCCTCTACCCCAGGTTCCGACTCCATAAGCACCAGGACAACTTACTTCATGGACCTCCTTCACGGCCTTATTATACGGGACGCAGGTAACAAGCCCATCCCTATTTCTGGTGATGACGATAACCCGAACGATCAGTTTAAAATGGCAAAGTTCTTTAGGGACCTATGTAAAAACATCAGAGCCGTTGGAGAAGACAGCTTTAATATCATCAGTTGTTGGGATGAGTTCTCATCACTATATACCTTAACAGTACAGGACCTAAGAACCGTATTCAATACCATCCCAGACCAATCCATGACCATTGTATTCCACGAGCCTACAAACAGGTGGAAGTCTTTCATGTCATATATTCCTGAGTGGTACGAAACCATGGGGCAATTCCTAGTTTCATTTAAGAATGCACAACCTTATTTACACTACACCAACCCAACAAGGAATAACTTCTTTGGTACCCAATATGGACAGGAGATAAGGGTAACAGCCAACATTGCACGAAACACCGTTAAAATTTTTAACAATCTTGACGTGTATTCTAATATTGCCTGGGAGATACCTACTATTAATATCCCATCTACCCCAAACTCACCTAACGGAATGCTATCTGCTTTACCAGCAGCAAGGTTTAAAGCGAAAGAGGGGGTGTGGCACGCATCTTTCTTGAGAGATAAAAACGACCCCAAATATCCTATCGCACCTTTAGCTTTAATTAACGGCAGAAGATTGCGTGGTGAAACAATTGAACTTGTTATGACAAATACTTCAACAAGTTTAGTATATTTGAGGGCATTAAATATTTATATTAATCCATCTGAACTTACACTATAATGGATCCACTATCAGCAGTAATGGCAGGAATACAAGGGGGAACTGGAATTATCCAACTCCTTTCAGGTCTTTTTGGACAACAAGAAAGACCCAAATACGATATTCCAACAGCAGCAACAGAGTCTCTTAACGTAGCAAAGGGATTAGCCGGACAAACAAAACTTCCAGGACAGGATATTTACGAAACGCAGTTAGGAGAGAAGACCGCTAACATGACTAAGAACATCGAGAGAATGGGCGGTGGTGGTTCTGGCCTTGGCACCCTATCAAACATATATGCTCAAGAGGCAGGGGCCAAAAGAAACCTTGCCGTTGACGCAGCTAAATACTACCAACAAAACCAAAGAGGTTTACAAGGAGCTCTTGGGCAATATGCTGGATGGCAAGATAAAAAATGGCAAAACGACGTTGGGCAACCAGCAGCAGATAAAAACGCAGCGACAAGTGCATCTATTCAAGCAGGTATGAGTAACGCATTTGCAGCAGGAAATAACATTGCAGGCATGAACTTCTACGAAAACCTGTATAATCCAAAGACGCAGAATTCTACGTCTACTCCAAAAACACAGATTTTACAATCGTACGCTAATCCATTAGGAAGCCCAAAATCTAATGCCATATCTAATTCGGCAACAGCTACCGCTAATGGATTGTTTACTCCTGAAATGTTACAAATTTTAATGGGACAACTTAGACAAGTTTAAAAGATGGAGCTAGGCAGATCAAACGTATATCTTAAACAAGCGGGAACCGGAGCAGCATGGATGGGGCCGCAATCTTCATTTGATCCCGTAGCAGCAGCCAAATACGCTGGTGCATTAAAGTTAGCTCAACAAAAACAAAAGCAACAGAAAGTCGATAAAGAACAATTAGACTTCCTTAATCGCCTAAAGGTTACTGGAGGCAAAGTTCTTGAAGAAGACTTTGACTTCTATAATCAAGTAGAACAGGACGTATATAACTGGGCCGCAGGCGAAGTAGCTAAAGCAGATAAAGAAGGTAGAGAACCGAACTTACAGCAATTAACTATACAAGGCCAGAAAAAAGCAGCCAACGCAAACAACCTATGGAAAAGAGGAACAGTGCAAAAAGAACGTTTCGATAAATTTCACCAATTAATACTTGGAGATAAATCAGCTAATCCTATTTACGACTCCGAAACAATGACAAAAGGCGAAGGAATTTATACGCAGCCATATCGCTTTTTAGAAGACGAGCAGGACGGAGAGTTCCTACAACAAACATGGCTACCAATGTTTGAAGAAGCTATGCGTGATCCTATCAATCAACAGAACCCAGAGAGAACGATGAAGGAGGTTACGGTTGAGTGGAGAGATGCTTATGGCGACGAATATTTACAGCCAATATACAACCCTATTTCATTACAGAAAAACTTCAAAGATAACATCAAACCTATCTTAGCAGAATTTAAGAATTACAAGTCGGTACGCGACTCAAGCGGAAACACTATCACAGAAGAAGACGTTTACACTCTTCCCGATAATATGATTGTTACCGTAGAAATGGAAGACGGATCAACAAAAGAAGTTGAACTTCCAGGGGTAAGAAGCATGGCCATTGATAACTACGAAACAGATGTAACAGTTCAGCGTTCAGCAAAAACCCTGTTTAAGAATCAAGATAAAAGCGTTAAAGAAGATTACATTAATCAGTTTGGTGAAGACGCAGCTAAAGAATGGTTTGCTGATGAGAACATGAACTGGGGCTTACAGGCTACTACAAAGAAAATTAACAACGCAGCAATACCAAAAACAGGAAACTCATATCGATACGGAAATAAAACATATCCATTTGAAGTAACCCTTGATGAAGGAACTAGAAACTACAATAGATTAGGAGTTTACAATCAGGGCACAGAAGGTGCTGGTATAGCTTATTCATACGCACAGGTTCCGGTAAGAGGAGTTTCGTTTGGGTCTGATAAAAACAAATACCCAAAAATTAAAGTTAACCCACTTAGGATATTCGATCAGGATAGTTACTCGTGGATGAACTCGGATGCAAGTCAAGAATTTGACTTTACGGTTGCCGGAGTTTATGAAATGCCAGCCACCACAGAGCAGATTAATCTTAAAGACCCAAAGTATGCAGGCATACTTACTTGGGGAGCTAAAACATACGGTAAAAAAGCAAACACAGCCATTGCTAAATATATAGCTTCTGGAAACTATATTATACCCGCAGGAACTCCTGTAAGTGGTGATGAAGCCGATATTGTAAACAAAATCAAAAAAGGTTCTGTTAGAAGCCAAAAGTTTGCAACAGGACAAATATCTGGTTACGATAAAGCCCAAGGAAAGAACTTTGAAATAGCAGGTGCCACAATCCCTTATGAAGAGGTGCAAGAGCAGGTAGAGCTTGCTACTAACGGTAACTGGAGTGAGGAGATTAACGCACAATACGGTGGTGGTGATGACTGGTGGAAGCCTAAAATTAAAGAAGGCAATCAGAATACTACGGCACCCAATATAAACATAGACCCATTACTTAATATAGTAAACCAGGTTAATACTGGGGGTAGACAAGTTTTAGAATAATTTTTAAATTTATTTGCATAATTAATTTACGAGGCATATATTTGTTTCGTGAAGTTAACGTTTAACATATATAATATTTACGATAAAGGCCCTGGCGTTAGCTTCACAACTTCGTTTACAGGGCCTTCGTATTTTAATACAGGATAGAAATAGCCCAAGATGGGTATAAGTCAAATTATCCTTAACAGACCAAACTTGCCTACGGGCTTGGATCTTGTAACCACTCCCTTTAAGAAGTTAAATGATCTTTAAGACTGGAAAGCTCTATCTATTGATCAGCCTCATTTGATAACCTCGTTATACTCGACGAATAGTCTGGTCTTCAAAAAGGGCTTGTTTTTATCTTCTTTTTTCAAGCTCTTTTTGAAGACCTTTTTTCCTCCCTGTTTCCTCTCTGAATAGTAATAGCTTTTTATAATAGATAGTACAATAAACAATAATTATAATCGTTATATAGATAAATACAGATAAACTATGAAAAAATTAATTTTTATCTTAATCGCAGCATTAACCACGTTTAATTGCGTCGCACAACAACTTACCATCACAGATGCCGGAATAGATTATAAGTTTACAAAAGACTCTATTTTCACAACTAATCAGGCTCCAGAAGTAATATCTTTTATAGATGTAACATATTTAGGAGGAGGCAACTTCTTTTTAAATATTTATACAGCCAAAAACGTTTATGTTTTTAATAATAAATCAATGGTCAAAATAGGTATGTATTCTAACGTTCAATTGGTTGTTAATAATTATAAACAAAACGAAGATAATTGGCTTGTTGAAACATGGTTTGATGTTAAACAGGAATCGTCCAATATTCCTCCATACGACCTTACAACAACACTTACCCCTAAATACGATTATGTGAATGTAATCATAAGGTAAAAACATTATATTTGTGGAAACAAAAATGCTATGGCTCGACCAATTCCAGTTTCAAATAAAAAGGCTCGTCAATGGAATGAGTTCTTATTAGATTTTAACAATGCAGCAGCAGCAGAACTTCCGCTTGATGCTAATGGAAAACCTAATTATAGCTTATTAGATGACAATAAGCCGTTTGGGACATACTCTGGAGGCCAAGATTTTTACACAAAACAGTTTAATAAGTTTAAGCAAAAGAACAATTATACCGCAGCCGATGATGTGTCTGAGGCTGATTTTCCTAAACTACAGCTTTTATTTACAGATATTTACAATACCGTTCAGCAGGACCAAACACCATACAAAGCCTTTTTTGACGATAAGCAAGCAAAATTATTATCTGCATTTAATGGTGACCCAAACACGTTTAACCCTAATAGATCAGCCAGAGATAAAGAAACAGGAGAGGGTTGGATTGGTAGAGACACCAGGTTCTTTTTTATTCCAATGGAAGACGGCCCACTAACTGGGAGTTCAGGTAAACATATGATACTTCCAGAAAGTTTTGATGAAGGAGACTTAGATCAATCAGGAAATCCTATTTATCAGAAAAATCCAAAGAGAGATATTGGTGGTACTTTTTATAAGTTTGAAGATGGTGGAATGATTGAAGGTAAAGAGGAAGAGGAAGAGGAAGATGATGACGAAATGGAAGAGTCACCAGAACACGAGGCTTCTGAAGAAACTCTCGAAAGCAAAAACGGCATAAAAGAAATAGCCGACGATACTTACAAAGTAATTGGTAAGACCCACGAAAAAGGTGGAGTGAAAACAAAAATTAACGGGAAAAACGTTGAAGTAGAAAAAGGTGAGATTATTGACATGACTACCGAAGACGGCATCGTGCTATCAAATAACCTTCAATTAGCAGAGTTTGATAATAAAACTCCAGCCAAACTATACGAGGAAATCCTAGCCGAAGAAAAGAAATACGAAGGGGATAACCGTAATTGGGTTAAAAACAAACTAGCCTTCTTAGCAGAAAAAAAATCTAAGATAATTGCGTTGCAGCAAGAAAGAAACGGAAACCAATCTACCACCATGGCAGAGAATGGAACCATTGTACCAGCCCCAGAACCAGGAGGAGGAGAAGTGGACCCACCAAAAAAGAAAAGATTATTCTATACTCCAGACAATGTATTATATGAAGTAGCAGAAGACAAAGTAGCCAAACACGCAGACATCTTAAAAAACGCGGTTGAATACACTGAAGAGAAACCAGAAGGATACTCTAACCCAACAAAATTCTACGAGAAGAATGGAGTTGTAGTTGCCGTTCCACAAGACAAACTATACGCAGCTACAGAATACGTCAAGAGCCAATTTGGAGTTCAGGACTTAACAGACATAAAAGAACTTTACCTCGCAAACACGGGGCAAAAAAAAAATAAGGATGTACAGTCCATCTATGAAGACACTGATGCCAAGTTCTCAAAAAATACAGGAATCTTTGGAGCAAATACCCAGGTAGACCTTAATGAAGTTGGAGCCTCAGAACAGGACTTATTTAATTATGATAAGGCCCTGAACGACTACACCTCCTTCATTAAAAAGATACCACGCACCGAAGGCCAACCAACAGCCTACAATGAAATCCTAGAAACAGGATACCTAGATAAGCTTTATCCAAACGACATTGACCTGTTAAAAGACGCGTCTCGTAAAATGAGGGACGAGGATAATGAATTAGTCGGTAAAAAGTTCATTAATGACCTTCAGCTTGAAAAAGACGACATCATTAAAGAATATAAAATACAAACATCTGCTACCGGTTGGATGTATGATATCGAAGGCAATATCACCAAAACAAAAGAGTTTAGAGATCACCTTGACCGCAAGTTAAATGCGTCCACCATAGAAATAGACGGAAAGAAAATAGACTTCCAATCAATGCCAGGAAGCCAAAAAGAGGAGATAAGAAACTACGTAATAGGAAACTACAATACAGTACAGGACCTAAAGAAATCACAGGACCATATAGCGTGGCTAACCGACCCAAACCCAACAGGAGATAAAGAGGCTGACGACATTAAATTAAAACAACAGCAAGCCATCTTCAATAAGACCGGAGTAGACATTACTACCCTACACGATGAAGGATACTGGATGAAGATGATTGACGGTTTTAAGAAGAAGGCCGACTCAATTAATCAGGAATATGCCAACCTTGCGTCAAAACTTCCATACACAATTAAGGAAGACCTTGCCCCACTTAAAACGCAGTATGAATTTGATGACAACCAACTCACCCAAACAGGACTACAGGAACTTGAATTACTTAAAAAAGATTTACAGTTTCAATTAGATAACGGACAAATTGATGAGGAATCAGCGAATAAAAAATTAGATGAAGCATTTACTGGACTTGAAGTAAAAAGAACAGAGATGTTCAATCAATACAATAGGGACTTAAACCAAAAAGCACAGCTCAAAATACAGGCAGCTACCGAAACCCTAAAGCTTAAATTTGAAGCCGAGATTACCGAAGGCTTAAAAGAGTTTGGGCTAGATGGAACCGACGTTATTAAAAACGCAGAAAACTACAACAAATTATTAATGTGGGAGTTTGGTAACATCCAAACAGACCAAATGGTTAGACTTCAAAACGAAGCAACCAGACTTGTTGACTATAAAGGAGACTGGGAACAGATTAAAAACAACCTTAATAGAGGAACCCTTCAAATGTTCGAAGGACTTGGAGGAGGAATAAAGTGGCTCGGTGGTTACGAAATGGGTAACATTATGACCGATGCTATGGACGAATACAACGCAACAAACCCACAACAGCAAGTACAATGGGACGGCATCGAATCACTTATGAACAAAGATTGGTGGATAGAAAGAGGTGTTACAACCATCCCATCTACCCTGATGTTTGTATTACCAGGAATAGGAATATCCGGGGCCGCAGGTAAAACCGCAGCAGCCATTGGGCTCGAAGGACTAGAGGCTAGTTTATTTCAAGGTTTTGCAGGTGCACTTGCAACCAGACCACTAGAATCATTTATTGAGGCCGGTACCCAGTTCAATACAGACCTTGAGAACGGAATGAATGTGGACGAAGCTAGTGATAGGGCCGCAAGCGTATTTACTGATAACCTTAAACTTATATTCACCGATGGCTTACAATTAGGATTAGCCTTCACCAAGTTTGGTAAACTATCTGGAATAAAAGCCGGATTAATTAAAATGCCAATCGAAGCCATAATGGAAGGATCAGAGGAGGTATATCAAGAACTTGCAGTTGAAAAGCTTGATAACCCATACGCAACATTCCTAAGTTATATAGCATCACCGGCAGGACAAGAAACATTTGCGCTTGGAGCTTTAATGGCTACCCCATACGCTTTACCAGACATCGTATCAATATCATCCGGAAAAACCAATCAACAACAGTTTGGATTATTAATGGATATGATAGGCGACCCAAACAACATGGACGTTCGCTATTCCCAAATATTAAACCAAGCAGAGGTACAAGTAGCTAGGGGCTCAATGACACAAACAGAGTTTAAGCAGCTACAGGCCAAGGCAGAATTTGTTCTATCTAAAAATAGGGATATTCCAATAGACCTTGCACCAGAAGTAAGAAAAGGAGTACTCTATAAACTTGCGGATATAGCCGACGCAAATAACGTGATAAATGCGTCTCAAGACCCAACCATACAGAACACCTATAAAGACAAAATAAAGGAACTTGAAAAGGGGGTTAAGGAATTAATAGCCGGCAAAGAGCCAATGTACTTTATCAACAACGCAATGTACACGAAAGAGGAGTTTAACGAAGTCCTCTCAAACGACGTTGTTATGCAAAGCCTTGCAGACCAAAACACCCCAATCGAAATCTTCAATGACGATACAATGAGTACTGCCTTAGAAGAAAGAATGGCAGAATTTAGAGTCGACCAGGAAAAGGTATTTAATGCAGTACAAAACTACGTTCCGGAAATACAAACAGAAGAAGTGGCCTTGACTACAGAGGAAGATGTAACTAAAGCTAGCGTTTTAGAAGATACCAAAGAAAGTAGTGTTGGTGTAGGGGGAGATGTGGAGTTTACCGCAAAAGCGTTAGAGGGGGTAATAAAAGATAAGGTAAAAACACCAAATGATATTCCTAATACTATGGGAACTCATTTACAAAACCTTACTGATGGCTCTTGGCTCATTAGAGATGGAGATAAATCAAAAGAATGGGTTGACTTAGTTAATAATGGTATAAAAGAAATTGAAAACATATTTAGCGTAATCCCATTTTCAGAAAAAACCAAAAGCATATTAAAAGAAATAAAAGAAAAAGTAGCAAACGATAATTATGATATTTCAAAAGAAGTGTCAAATTTATCAGAAGCCACAAAAAAAGAATTTTATAGAGGTGGAGAAGGGTGGGGTGTAAAGGAAATTTCCGAAGCCTACCATAAAGCAAAAGCCGATGGCTCAAATCCTGAACTTGTAAAAGCAGTAGAACAATCCCTCAAAAAAGAACCAACTGCCTTAACACCCACTAAGACAAAAGAAGCAAGTACTAAAACACAACAAACAAACGTTACTAATCAAAATAAAACCATTAACAATGAAAATATACAAGAGAAACAGCTCGATGAGAAATCAACCGTCGCTATTCCAAAAACCCAAACCACAACTATCCAAGGAGGACCTGAAGAAATTGCACGCAACACTGCAAAAAGAGAAGAAATAAAACAATCTCTTAAAGATCTAAGAGACCAAGGGTTATTAGTTACAGCCGATAAGTCCTTACTAGCTAAAGCAAAGAAACTTGTAGGCAAATCATCTGCTCCAGTTAAAATGACCGATGCCGAGATAGATGCTCAAATAAGCCTACTAGACTCCATGGCAAAAGTCTGGAAAGATACTACCGGCAAAGACAACTTCTATGATAAGTTTATCGCAGACGTAAAGAAAGGTGACATAACTGCATTAAATAAAATGGGTGGTGCACTATTCCAAGAGGCAGAGAGCACACGAAAGCCTACATCAAGAGTTACACTAGGTGTATTCAATGAGCCACAATTTGTAAAGATGGAGGGACAATCCGTTAACCCACAATCCATCTCCGACTTTATTAAAGGTAAGGGAAAGCAAATCGAAAAGGATATTATTAATCAAGTTCTATCCTATGATAAATACAAAGGGCAAAAAAGAATTCCATTTGACGAATTTAAAAATGACGTAGAGCTTCAGTTAATGAAACTCGAAAAAATTAAATCATCATCATACGCTACTTATGGAAAAGATAATCTTGGCTACAATGAAGATTATGGAAATGCTGAAACCATTATATTAAACACACCTTTAGATCATGGAGAAACTGGTCACTTTAGTGGAGACTTTATCTCTAGTCAAGTTGAAAATAAAAACTGGGAAGTAAAACAGCTAGGCGACACAAACACGTGGGCTGCAGTTGACAAAGATATGCCAGCAGGAACAACTGCGCAGGATATACAAAACTACGTAGGAACAGCAGGATCAAAAGCAGAAGTTGAACGATGGGTAAACCAACGAAATCAAGAGAAAGATATTAACAAAGGACTATTCGGACATCTTAGGGCTTGGTTTAATAAGTCTACAAAAGTATTTACTCTAGCAGAACAGCAAAGCGACGTTTATCAGAAACACAAAGCCTCTGAATTATTTGCGGAGAAAATACCGCAAGACGAGATTGATGAGTATATGAACAGAGAAATCTGGGCTCCCATGCACGCAAAATATTTACAAGAACTTAAAGAGCATACTGGATTTACTACTGTAGTAAATAAAGAAGATAGAATGGTTTATATTTATGACAATAAAGGAAACCAAATTGGTTCAGCAGCGTTTCGGGATAATCCGTCTCCTGGATATAAAGTAGGAGAGGTCGAAGAAGCTCAATTATTTACTAGCACTGTACAAGGAATTTATGAGTATAGTGACTTTATCAAAGACTTTAAAGATAGGTACGACGAGGAAAGAAATAGCTTAAAACACAAAGAACAACAGTACATAAGCAAAAGAGTAGAAGAAGCTAAAGCAAGCGGGAAAATAGATCTTATTCAACAACAGTTTATAGCATCACAAAAAGTTCACGAATTGAGACTTTTTAGAGAAGCAATAAATTACGCAGCAGAATTAGGGGCCGAAACATTAAGGTTCCCTACACCATATACACTTGCCGTTATTGAAGGATATGTTGATAAGTCAGGAGAAGGAAACGCACCTTATGATATAATAGATGGAGATTCTGATGGGTTAGATGTTGGAGATATTATTGATTATGGAGGTGAGAAAATGCGTGTTGTAGAAAGTAATTCATATGATTTTAAAGCTATTTCTTTTGATGAAAGTTGGGAGGTGAATGTTGATGATTATATCTACGAGGAAGTTAATAATAGGTGGAGTGAAATAGAATATGAAGCAAAGCGTCATTTTGATAATCTATCCGCTATTACAAAAGAAGAACTTGAGAGTTATAGCGCAGATGAGTGGATGGCTTACCATGCTAAAGATTTATTGGAGGCAGAATTTGAAGAATTAGAAGACGGTGAGACCGTAAGCTGGGATGATATTGAAAATAAATTAAGAGAAGAAATACAAGACAATTATAGCAGGATGGATTATGATGATCTATTTGGTGGCTATGGCGGTGTGTGGGATTTAGGCTATGGCAGAGTTGTTGTAAGCGAGTCTAGGGGATACGAAACATTTAATCAACCAGACGGATATAGCGGAGACTCCTCAGAGGAGGGGTTTGAAAATGATCTAAGTCGAGAACAGCAAACAGTAGTAAATAAGTATAAGGAGCTTGGAAAGCTAATTGAAAAAATGCGTCCAGACGCTACTATAGTAGAGGACGACAACGGCATGAAGTGGATTGAAACCAAGATCACGGACGAAGATGCTAGTAATCCAATAATAGCATTCCAAAAAGAAGGAGGTAAAGCCAAAGCTGCAGTAGATTTTATTAATGATAATAAGGCTACGATTTATATTTTTGATGGAGCCGATATATCTTCTTTAGCTCACGAAATGACAGGGCATTTAGGTAGAAGATTTTTAGAAAGTCTAGCAAAAGAAAGTCCTGCATTCGCCAAAGAATATAACACTGTTAAGAAATGGGCCGGAGTGAAGGGAGATAAGTGGAGCACTAGGGCAGAAGAAAAATTTGCCAGAGCCTTTGAAAGATACCTTAGAGAAGGTATCTCACCAACAAAAGAACTACAAAGCGTATTCTCTAAGCTGAAGGAATGGTTGAGCAGTATTTATAAATCAATAAAAGGGAGTTCTATAGACGTTGAACTTACAGATGAAATAAGGGAAGTGTTTGATAGTATCTTGGGTGGAAGAAAGGATAAAGTAGAAGCAACCCCCACACCAAAGAAGACGGGCAAAGCAGTAGTCAAAACGCAAATAGGTCCCGCTTCGAAGAAAACTACGTCCACCAAAGAAATACCAGTAAAGGGAGGATACAAATGGACTCAATCACCAGAAGGTAAATGGACCATGGTAGATAAGGAAGGAAACCCTCACAAATTAGGAGACCGTTCTATGAACAACTACGAGAGACAACTCGTAGATAAACTAATCGAGAACGACGAATTTGATACTAAACAGAATTCTATTAAAAGCGACGTTGCTGATCCGGAAATAATAAGCGAAATAGAGCTATCGACCAATCCGAATGAACTATTAAAAACAATAAACAATGCTAAAGAGTATATGGAGACTCTTGAAACATCACCAGAGGGAGTAGCGTTAGAAATGCTACAGGCTGGAGTCAAAAGAGGATCATTTGTAGAATATGGAGACGAAAATTTAATATCAGAAAGTATTGTTAGAACCTATGACTTAAAAAAGGGATCTGGTACTACGCTGGATAATATATCTCAATACCTTGAAGGAAAGGGAGTTATAATGAGTGAAAGTGACCTTGTAGATTTAATGACTACATATCCTGGAGGTATTAAGCAGTTCCTAAATGGGGAAGTTCCTGCCCTAAAAGCGGCAGAAGGCAGATTGTCTGAATTGGGTATTAATTATGCGTATGCGTTAAAAAAACTATATCCGAAATCATTTAGAACCACACAGAAAGGTTCGTCTACCCAAGACTTCCCAGACGTACCATTCAGCAAAGGGAACCAAAAGACAGTAGGAAAGCAGTTTGGAAAAGAAATGCAAAAGCTGTTAAACGCATTAAGAGCCGGAGCACCAAATATAAAAGTAAACTTCGTTACCGATGAGTTCCTATTAGGGCTCAAGATGGAGGCTAATAAGTATTTAAACATAACAAACAATAGCGGCATCCCAATTGGAGCATACAACCCAAAGACAGGAGAAATCTATTACAATGAAAAATCACTAGATCCAGGAACAGCAATAGAGGAGTTTGCCCATATGTGGTTGCACGTATTAAAAGAAGTTAAGTCGGACATTTACAATAAGGCAACAGAATTAATACAAGCAACACAATTCTTTAGAGATATTGTTAACAGCGAAGAGTATGGACAGTCACCATTATTCATCCAGCGTAACGAGGCTATCGCAAAAGCAATGCGAGCCAAGACCGAGGATATGGTAAACCAAACCGGATTAAAGAAAGTGATTGGGCAGATCATGGACCTTATAAAGGAATTACTTTCTAAGTTGGGAATAAATGCGTCTACCCTAAATTTAAACAGCACCTTAGAGGACATAATCAACAAAGGATCAAAAGAACTTATAGCCAATAGACCATGGACATTAACAGACTCCATAAACCTAATGGGCAAGAACGCTAGAGCTGAAGAGATAATATCCATAAACTACCAATTATCAGAAGACGCTAAGTTACCGTCCGGAGATCCAAACAAGTTCACCAAAGAAGAGCTAAAAGAAATCAACGATAGATTAGCAGAGCTAACCGATAAAGGAGCAAATAAAGACGTTAATGTAACTAATGCCAGTGTAATACGTCTAATGAAGACCCCTACTAAAGTAAGCGAGTGGGCCAGAAAAAACCTCACCATCACAAAGGGAGGTAACCCACAAGCCCTACAAAGCAAAGAAGGGATAATCGGTAAAAGTAAAAGGCTTGAGGAACAGTTGAAAAGAGAGTACCAAAAAACTCTTACCAAGAAGTTTATGCCATATATAAAGAAGATGAAACCGCAGGAAATGACGAACTTCTTTAATGACGTAAACTTCTATCTTACAAACCCAGATATTGTATCATTAACCGGAATGCCGGATGATATTATACAGTCAATTATAGGATTGAGACAACTTATCAATAAAACAACCAACGCATTCTTGGGAGTAATGAACCCAGATACATATATTCCTCACATCGGAACAGACCTAAACCTGTACCTTACAAATAACTTTGAAGTATTAAGAAGGTCCGAGTCTGAAATATCTGCGTATCAAGTACAGGAATCAAAAGAAATTCTTGACCTAAACGATACACTTCAGTCATTAAACTTAGATCAAAAATTTTCAACATTAAAAGACAAAGCCGCAAAGCTTAAAGCAGAACTAAAGGATCTTGACAAATACGTTGAAGACCAAGAAGTAAAAGACAGTATAAAAGACCTTCTTAACAGTGAGCAGGTGATGGAATCTGGTAAGCTATATAACTACGTACAATACCTTATAAAAGAGAAGTACAGCGCAAAAAGAGAGATAGCAAACCAAGAGCTTTACAGTAACAGGATAACCGAGATTGACTACAATAAAACAGATCAAGGCTATGATATTACAGTAGTTCACGCAGACGGCAGAACCCAACAGATGATATTGCAGCCCAACGAAGTTAAGATACTCTTCAAAGAAAACAGAGCAGCGACCATCTTTAAAACGGAGTCCGGTAATATTGAAGTAGATCTTGAAGAAAACTTCGTCCTCCAAAATAATGCCCTATACGAAAAACTCCAAAAGGATAAAGAAAGATACGTCACTAGAGCCTTCTATAAATACGAAACCCCTGAGTGGTGGAAAGCTAACTGGGAAACATACCTTAACGAGCATGTAGATGAACAAGGAAGAGTAATGTATGACGTTGCCGCTAATTGGGTAAAGAAAGAACTTGAAACCTCTAGAGTACGTCAAATGACCATCCAAAAAGGAGGGGCTAAAGGTAAAGACGGCTACTACACTTATACTGCTACCAACGCAAAAGGAGTACAATCAGAAGGAGTATTAACCGAGTCCCAATTTGAATTCTTAAACGAAGCCAACGGAGGCTTTATTAAGCCTACAGACTTCGAGAAAATAAAGAAAGACCTTAAAAGTGGAGTGGAGCAAACCTTCGGTGGAGAACTTGACGATCAGAAAATGTTTACAGGATGGGGCAAAGAACAGTTCATTATACCGTTTAGCGTTTCAGATAACGTCGTAAACCAAACCATGAAGAACCTGGCTACCGGATCAAACGTTCAAACAAACTTCTTTCAAATGGGTGCCGACATTGATAAGTTCAAAGGCGACATTTTAAAAAGAAAACAGGAGATCCCAGAAGAACTTAAATACATCTACGGTGAGATAACAGACCCAAGCCTTACTGTATTTAAAACCTTAATGGCTCAAACGCTTGCTATCAATAGTTATAATACATTTAACACCATAGCAACAGAGAACGGATTATTTACGGACAACCCAACCGGAATGATTAGTATGTATGCCATGACTCAGGAAGAGTATGAAAGATATGAAGGGTTAAGACCGTCAATCAGAGAGGAAATGATACCGGTAGATGGAACCAAACTATTTATGGCAGGTGCTAAGAATAACGGAACCATATATCTTACTAAAGAGGCGCATGATATATTCTTCCCAGAGCCAGCTAAAATAAATAACAGTATAACAAGACTGTATTTTATGTTGGCCTCCATAATTAAATTTACCTATACGAACCCAAATATTGCGTCTCGTAGTAGGAACGTACTTTCCAACCAAATAGCTTATTACAGATCAGGTGCATTAAACTTCAATCCACTTAAACCTGGAGCAAGCTATAAGCATATGTTGGACGCAGTTAATGTTATCTACTCAGACTTTACAACCAAAGAACAGGCCGTATCTGGATTTATGGATATACCTACCACCGTTCAGAGAGCATTAGGATTAGTAAGACAAAAAGCCAAAGGCATGACACAAGCCGAGCTTATTGAACTTAAAAACGAGGTAATTGAACTTGGACTTGACGAAGGATCATTAGACTCAGCAGATTTCGAAAGGTTACAGGAAGGCAGTATCACAGAAATGCTTGCCGGCTACAAAGAAACAAACACTAAAAACTGGATAAAGAAACGTGAGGAGAAATTAAAAGCCGGAGTAAAAAGAGTAACAAAAGGCTACGGAGCAGCAGATACAATTCTACGTACAGCCATATACTTCAGAGAGAAGGAAATGCTAATGAAGGCCAATGAAGAGTATAAGAAAATGGGTAAACAAGAAATACCCATAGCCCAACTTAAAAAAATGGCAGCAGAGAAAGCTATACGCATCACCCCCGTTTATTCGCGTCTTCCAGAAGTCGCCAGAACCCTTGGAACAATTCCTGGAGTTGGAACTTTCTTTAAATGGTCCGCTTCTCAGTTTAGAGTAACCTACAATCAATTTGTAGACGCTACCCAGGAAATGCAAAGCGACAATCAAGTTATTCGAAGAAACGGATGGAGGAAGTTTGGATCATACGCAGGTATGGCTATGGTAGGTCCAGTTATCGCTGCGTTAATGAAAATGAAATACGACATCGACGACGATGAGGAAGAGGCAGTCAGAACCGTTGATCCATCATGGTTAGAGAATTCATTATGGATACCGCTTGATAAGCCAATCATTAACGAGAATGGAAACGTAGAAATACGTCGTATAAACTTCTCATTCGTTGACCCATCATCTATGTGGCACCAAGGAACAATAGCATTCCTACGATCAGATAACGCGGTAGAAGGAACTATAAATGGACTTGGACAATTAGCAGCACCTTTCGTTGGATCCGACATCCTATTAAATACGTTATCAGATATAAATAGAGGAGAGAACGATTACGGAGCTCCATTGTTTAAAGCGTATGATAGCAAGAACGAAAAGATAATGAAGGGCACCGGATATTTCCTTGAGAAAATGGTAGCACCAGAAATCAAGTCAGTAAAAGAACTTGGAAAGGATTGGAGAACAGAGGTTCAAAACTGGGCATTCGGAGTTAAGATAACACAGAAAGAGGTAAATAAAACCTTCAACGCTAGGATGAGAAAGATTGAGGAAGTATTTAACAGCCTTGAGTATGATCGCAAAAAGGAAAGACTTAGTGAAAATGATTATATTTCTAAGAGCCAAGATAACTTCTTAAATGCTAAAAAACTTATAAACTCAATGATAGAACTTGGTGCAAGCCCAGTAAATATTTATAACGAGTTAGACTTCTTAAACATAGGAGACGAAAAAGAGGGAGGCTTTACAAAATATTCTTTAGGGTTTGACCGTTTACAAACAGAAGGAGTTGGTAAAGAGAAGATAGCAACAGAAGTAACCTATGATCCAAACAGACAATGGCAACCAAAACTACTGAAGTAAACAGAGAAAACTACGTCCCATCAAGACATATCCACCGCTTCCAAATAATTAGAAAATCAGCAGAAGATGGTACTCCTAAGTGGAAGTGTAGATGCGGGATGATAGTAAAAAGCTCCTAAAAACGTATGGGATAATTATTTATTGCACAAACCATTAATTATATTATTTTTGTAGCAATATATTATTCCATAATATGATTGTATCAATATTCACAGTGGTGAGAAAAGGGACTCAGTCCTTTGACCCCGCAAGAAAGTACATGTTCAACGTAGGAAGACTCGGTGGAGCTTCTGAAGTATCGGACTATGTAACGCAGCTCCTATTCCAAGGCACAGCCCTGGCTTCTCCTCCACAGGGGATTCAAGTTCAAGGTGGTTTTGAAACCATCCAAAACTCTATCGAAGGTTCAGTAAACATGGACAACACGTTCACTATTACACCTAACTACATTAACAACGTCGCCAATTCAAACCCAGTATCAATTAAGAGTGGAAACATTCTTTACGGTATCGAGTCTGGTGCAAACGTATTGTTATTTGTAGCAAACACATTAAACGTTTTAACCCCAACAATGTACCAGATTAACTCTACTACATTGGAGGCTCAAACGTTATTCTTAAACAACTTGTCTGATAACATTAACTTTACAGCGACCTTTACCACCGAAACGCTATCAAGCCAATCAGCTACTTACAGCGTTAATCAGGCAGTTAGTTTACAACTTCAGAAGTCTACTGGAGAAGCTTGGGTGCCTATTTCAGCAGCATCAGCTACAGCAGCCGGTACAGGAACAAAAGTATTCAATTTTGATATTGGAGACTTAGTTCTTAATGACCTTATGAGGATTGTTGCTATCAGAGGTGATGGTACTACAGTTCCAATTGTAAACGGATTATTTGCTGGAACCGGTGGTTCTGCATCTGGATCTGGAACTCCTGGAGATTGTACTATGTACGCATACTTCGATGGCGGTGGATGGGATAATACCTTGAAATCACTTAATGTTGGTGCTACTTGTAGCCAAGGTTACAATATCCAAATTGCAAGCAAGGCTTCTTTCGAAGAGTCTTCTATCGTTGAGGATATCAACACCGACGCAACAATCATACAGTTGTTAGACCTGCCAGCAGGAACTTACTACGCAAGAGTAGGTAACCTTGGTGGACAAACAGCGTTCTCTTCTGTATTGACTTTCGTTAATTCATAGATTAATTGTTTATAAAGGGAAACCCGATCAGTAATGGTCGGGTTTTTTTATTGCAAAATATTTGCTATAATTGCACAATAATCGGTAAAAATATCGTTATAGCTTAAAACAAATTCAAAATGATAAAAGACATACACTTCGGGGAAGAAGGAAGAAAAGAAGTCCTAAATGGCATAGACATCGTTGTAAACGCAGTTAAAACATCACTTGGGGCCGCAGGAAAAACAACCCTCATCGGATATGGATATGATGGACTTGTAGCAACGAAAGACGGAGTATCAATTGCTCGTGCTATAATGGTAGCAAACCCACTAACAAACATGGGATGCTCATTAGCAAAAGAGGTATCCGGAAAAACAGTAGATGACTCTGGTGACGGAACAACTACTGCAGCCATCCTATTTCAAGCAATTGTTCATGGCGGTGTAGAAGCAATCAACAAAGGAGCCAACTCTGTTGAGCTTAAAAAAGGCATTCAAAAAGCCGTTGAAATGATAGTCGCCCATTTAAAAACGTTATCCAAACCAATTGACAACGTTGAAACTCTTATCCAAATCGCATCCATCTCAGCAAACAATGACGAAACAATAGGCAAGCTAATAGCCGAAGCCGTAGATTCAGTTGGAAAAGACGGACTTGTTATCGTTGAGGATAGCAAGAACCACGAAACCTTTGTGGATACCATAGAAGGTATGAAGTTTGACAGAGGTTTTGCGTCTCCAACATACATCACAAACCGAGAAAAAAATCGTTGTGAATTAGAAAACCCATTAATTCTTGTTACCGATAAGAAATTATCATTGGTAAAAGAGGTTCTTGATTTTATCCAACACGTAAGCTCAAAACACCCAGGCAAACCACTCTTGATTATTTGTGATAACATCGAAGGTGAAGCACAGTCTTTCTTTGTTGAGAACAAATCGAGAGGAGTATTAAACGTATGCGTGGTTAAGGCACCTGAGTTTGGAACAAACCGGACCAGAACCCTTGAGGATATTGCAATCCTTGTTGGAGCAAACTTTATCTCTGATGAGAAAGGCATGCTTGTAAATAAAGCTCAAGACAAAGACCTTGGTAGAGCCGAAAAGGTTATTGTAGATAAAGACTCTACCCTAATTGTAGGGGGTAAAGGAAACTCTTTATCGGTTGATGAAAGATGTAACTCCATAAGAGTTGCTATCGAGGAGTCTAAAAACGAAACCGAAACAACCCAGTTAAAAACAAGACTTGCTAAAATGCAAGGTAAAATCGCTGTATTAAAGGTTGGAGCAATTACCCCTACCGAGGCAAAAGAAAAGAAGGACCGTATTGACGATGCCCTTTGCGCAACACGAGCAGCCAATGAAGAAGGCTTCGTTGTTGGTGGTGGAATGGCATTAATGGAGTGCTCTGACATTGATTTATTAGTCATACCAGCAGGAGATCAATATGAGGGAGCTTGTATTGTTCGTGAAGCATTAAGAGCACCATTTAAGCAACTATTAACAAATGCCGGCATCGAACCAGCACCAGTCTTAAAAGAATTAGCAGCCACAGAATATGGAGTTGGATTCAATGCTAAAACAGAAAAGGTTGAAAACCTATTCGACTCTGGAGTAATCGACCCTACAAAAGTAGTTAGATGCGCCCTTGAAAATGCAGCCTCTATTGCTGAAATCTTCCTTACTACCGAATGTGTTATTAGTGATCCAACACCTAAAGACTTAAAGTAATGGGAATACAAGAATTCTTAGAAAGCAAAGGTGCCTTGTTCCATATGGATGAGAAAAGCATGGCTAAACTATACCCTCTTATTGAAGAGTGGAAAACAATGCCATCAGGAAAAATTCAACCATTATACGACAAAGTAATGGTTGAGCTAATCGAAGGAGACTTAATGGTAGGTAATATTCACCTACCACAGTCCTCCCAAGAGAAGCCAATAAGAGGCTTAGTAATTGCAGTAGGTCCAGGTAAAGACGGAGAGCCAATGAGTACAAAGGTTGGTGACATTGTTCTATTTGGGAAACACGCAGGTACAGAGGTTGATATTGATAACAAGACGTATAAGTTAATGAGGGAAATAGAGATATTCGCTATCGTATGATGAAAGAAATCGAACCGGTAATTGAGTCGCTGCCAGGATGGACGTCCATCAAGAAGGCAAACCAGCTTTATAATCTAATAAAGGATACCAAAGCACAAGTTAGCGTAGAACTAGGATGCTTCGGACTTAAAGCTGGATTAGCTATGGCATCGGCTCATAAAGAGGTTGGTGGCATGTATTATGGCATAGACGCATACGACAAAGAACCCTGTTTATTAGGTGCCGGAAACCCAGACAACGATCAGTATTGGTCAGAGATGGACTTTATTGGTGTACACTACGAAGCATTAAGAGCAGTAGAACAGACAGGATTAAAAGAATGGGTTAACATCATTAAGCTACCAACAGAAAAAGCCGCTTCAAAGTTTAAAGCGATTAACGTTCTTTACATCGACGCAAATTTCACCACCGAGGAAACAGAAAAAGATATTCACAATTATGCTGCGCTTGTAACAAAAGAGGGCTATGTAGTTGTTAATAACTCAAATTGGGCTACAAAAAGAAGTGCTAAAAGAATACTCGAAAGCTATGGGTTTGACTTCGTAGGAGAAGATAAAGACGATGACGGTACCCAGTGGGCATTCTACCAACGACTGAAAATTGCGTCTCCCCCAAAGATAACACCTATCACAAAAACCCAAGATAGAATAGATCAGGTAGTAAACTCACTCGAAGGATGGTCCTCTACTAAGCAGTGCCAAACATTATACAACCTAGTAATACAGTCTAAAGCTAAAGTAAGTATTGATTGTGGAGTATTTGGTGGACGCAGTTTATTTGCCATGGCCCTTGCTCATAAAACAATGAACCAAGGAAAATGTTTTGGGATTGATCCATGGTCGGTAGAGGCTTGCTTAGAAGGAGAGAACCCAGACGGCAATGACGAGTGGTGGGCAAACAACGTTGACTTCAAAATTATTTTCACCGGTGTATTAGAAATGCTTATTAAGGAAGACCTCACCGAATACTCCAATATATTGCGTTTCAAATCAGAAGAAGTATGCCACCTATTTAGCCGCATAGACGTAATATTTATAGACGGCAACCACTCAGAAGAACTATCCTGTAGAGACGTAGCTAACTTCGCCCCATTGGTAGTACCTGGAGGCTTCATAATGTTCGATGATATTAAGTGGAAAGAAACAGCGAAGGCCCAAGACTTAATCTTAAACTACGGGTTTATAGAAATCATCAGTTGCGAAGATCCGGTAGATGGGTATTGGAAAGTCTACCAAAAATTACCAGACACAACAAGAATAATCGAAGAATCAAAATACTAACCATGGACGATAAAGGAGCAGTAGCACACAACGGACCCATTTACGACCCGCTATCATGGCCTCATAAATGCGCAGAAATCTACGTCAACCCACACGACATAGCCTTAAAAGGAGGTATGAAGATAGGACCCTTAAACGTCCAACCAATATTATTATACATCCCAGACACTACCTACTTCCAAGATAGATGGGAAACAGTACAGAAACACCTTCAGGAAAGAGGCATAGAAAACCTCATCCAAGTAGCAGGGATACACGGAACCCGCTTCGGGATTGACGGAACCCACACCTACGACGTAGACAATCCTGGAAGCGGATTTAAAATAGGACCTGGCTACACAGCAGAATTCTTATCTGTTTACATGATGTACAACATTATGAGTGTACTACCTGCAACCCACTTCTTAAAGTTGGAATGCGACGTAGATATGATACCAGACTTCCTTCACCACCTATCACGGGAACTAGAAAACGTTCCAGAAGACTTTGACTTCTTATGGGTAGGATCATGCTGTATGACAGGCAAGACTCATAAGCTAATCAAGGGAAACGTTTACCAATTCGATCAATCAACAGGATACCCATTTGGAGGGCATTGTTACATCGTAGCAAAGAAGGCCATTCCTTATATCATCCAAACCCAAAGAGACGCATACGCAAGCAGCGACTTAAATTTATGCTTCCATACATTCCCGAACTTGAAATGTTACGGAATATTTCCTAGATTAGCAACTCAAAAAAATACAGACTTACCACTATGACAATTGAGGAACAATTAAAACTAGACGACGGGCACCGCTTCCAAAAGGCAGTTGGTGAAATAATTAAAGAGAAAGGGTTTTCTACTATAGTTGAAACAGGTACCGGAGTTTCCAGCGTTTACATCTTAAAAGCTCTCGATGACGCAGGAATAGATGGTAAACTTCACTCAATTGATGTTGGGCAATGGTATCCTCACAAGATAGAACACCCCAAATTTAATGCGATCGTAAGCAAGAGTATCGAGGCTATGCTTCCATTATACCAATTAGTTGGTCCGTGGGATATGTTTGTATGCGACGGAAATCACGAAATCCTTTGTCAGTCTTATGAATATGAACTTTCTTTTAACTTCCTGAAGCCTGGAGGATACTTAATCGTCGATGATCGTACCTGGAATCAGAACAATGCGTGGCAGGACTTCCTATTAAGACATGGACTAAAAGAAACTATATTAGGAGACGCAGCTTATATTATTAAGCCAGCGCATTTAAGCTATTGTCCAGCCGCATCAGCAGTAAAGTTGCATGAGGAAATCCTATCAATGGCTAAACTAGCTGAAGACAATTGGATTGCCAAAGGAGGAGTTAAAGCAGACGTATTTAAAGATACATAGATGTTCGGATACGAAGGCAAAAAAAGGTTCACACTCAATATACCAGGAATAGGTCTAGTTCGATACGGGACTTGCGAAAGAGATACAGATGATTGGAGGGACCTATGGTATGACGGGGAAGGTTGGTGGATAAGGCACTGGACTCCTACATACGGGGAAGAGATTAGCAGGGGGAAACTTCCAGAAGGAACGCAGATAGCTAATGGGTTCTACGACACAGAACACGACGAATTCTTATGGCCTGATGACTTTGTTTTTAAATAGACGCAATATTCTACAGTTAACTACGTTTACTCAATATGGAAAAAAGCAATCACACTTACTCTCTCTCCATCTACAATGGTAGAGTAAAAATCTACATAGATGGTATTGTAATGGTATCATTTAATCAAATAGATTTTAAGGGATACTACGCATTTAAAGACGATACTAAGCTATATGGATTAGACATCTATCTTATTGGTGGAGTTACTATCGAAACCTCTTATAAAACTAAAGAGGTATGGACGCAGGTTTTAAAGCTAATGGATAAAGAATTATGAATAAAATAATTGATATAAAGACAATCAGTACCTCGAATAATGATACTGATAAAAGCTCTAATTGCTATAAATTTTCTTTTAATGCACAAGTAGAACGGCTATTAGAGGATGGATATGTGCCTTATGACCAGCTTCAAGTATCTTTTTCTAGCGCAACAAAATCTGTTACAGGAGGAGAGAACTCTGGGCATAGATACCTTACTCAGCAATTTGTAAAATATGAAGATGAATTTTAAACACAGTTAACTACGTATGTTTAAAAAATACCGCATAATATCCGAAGGGCAACTACCAAACTCCCAACATGGCATCTTTAACCCTGGAGCAGTACAATGCCCTCTAATTAAAAGCGATCGCAACATCCTTTTAAGACAGGATACCACTCGCGGATATAGTAATGACTGTAACACCGTACTCGTAGTAGACAAAATAGAAAAGCTAAAACACGGGGAAGTAGACAACTACTACTACCTCACAAAAGAAGGCTTCCCAGAAGGCAAAATAGAGGATTTCAGACTCTTCCACTTCCGAGGAGAATTATATGCTATCCACACATTAGTAGTTACAAAAGACCTATTAATGAATGCCGAGGTAATCAAGCCTGTTATATCCAAGGTTACACGTTCAACCATCACAATGGTAGACTACGTAGAACTACCAGGTATCACAAAGAAACAATGGGAGAAGAACTGGATGCCAATAGTCTGGAAGGACAATCTATACATAATCTACGGAATAGATCCCTTAATCATTTATAAGCTACAGGGTTGGTCATGGATGCAAGTAATGGAAGTAGACACCGGACTCATAGCACAAGTCAAACAATGGCACCCAAAAGCTTCATTCTTATCATTATCAGCGACGCATTTATTTGAAGGAAACCAAGTACTCGGCTTCTGGCACATAAGAGAAAACGATATTTATTATCAGGGAATGTTTGCCTTAGACATGGAAACCCTGAAAATAACCCACTTTACCCCTCCTGTTATCGACGGCACCGATGCAGAGGGGTATAAAGCAGGGTGCCTATACGTTAACGACTTAGTGGTAACAGAGAACAACGTAGAAGTTTGGTGCGGAGAAGGAGACTCCCATACAACAATGTTGGAAGCCCCAAAAAACTACGTCGCCCAAAAGCTATCCGAACACCCATATAACTACACAGCCCCATTAAAGATTAAACTACTTGACAACGGAGTAGGAGACTTCATTTGCGCCATGTATGCAATAAACGGATGGCTCAGAGATAACCCTACCAGAAAGATAAAACTATACCTATTAGCTAACCGACAAATAGCCACCATCCTAAACATCCCAAGAGTGGAGATATGGAATTGGTCCGGACAAAGGGTAGACCTCGATCTATCCTCCAACCAAGACAATATCCCATTCAGAGATAGAAAAATCTACCATGAAAAGGTGAAAGGATCATTCAAGGAGTGGTATAGTAAAGCACTCGGCACAACACCGGAGGATATAAAAGTAGACCACATAGAGCCATTAAAAGGCTATGAAGATGCTATAGTATTATTCCCATTCGCAGCGCATCCAGAAAGATGCTGGCCTAAAGAGAGATGGATAGAATTGGCGACGCAGTTAATTGCGTCTAATCACAGAGTCATAATATCAGATCCCTTCCCCGAAAGATGTAAGGACTTCCCAGGAGAACACTTATTAGGAACCTCCATGAGAGAAGTATTAGGATTAATTAAAACAGCTAAATTAACAGTTTCAAACGAGTCAGGAGCAGCCCATATGGGAGGACTCTTTGAAAGCAAGACTTTAGTATTAAGTGGTTGGCTTGATCCGGCCAAGATTAATGATCGAACAAACAACGACTACATATTCAAACCTTCACTTAAACTAATTGAAGTTGAAGAAGTTTACAATAAAATTATTGGTTTAATAAAATAAAACTATATTTGTACAACTGTAGTCTTTTTAGCTTTTTTTACTTCCCCGTACAATAATATGTACGGGGATTCGTTTTTTATAATGGATTGAATTATAACTTTAAATTTAAAAATAATGGAAGAAATAAATAACTTAATTGCCAAGTATAAGAATAAGATTGAATTTGCAAAAATGATTCAGGGGGGCGCAGGCTCAAATCCTGACTTGGATAGAATAATAATGTCGCAATTAAATGATATGGTTGCATATTTAAAATCTTTAAATGAAACTATCGAACACAAGTCTTGGGAATTTTGTGATAACTGCCCACATCAACACTCATGCTCACATAATGGAGCTTGTTCACGTAATAAAGTACAGAATATCCCATCAATAAAATAGTTTTTTTATATCAAAAATATTGTTATTTTTACCACGCAATCAACTACGTTCACCCCTAAAAAATACTCAAAATAACCACAAATAATACTACTTTGGAAGCAATAAGTGATAGAATATTGATAAAAGCAGATGAAGGTAACGATTATACCCCTCCAGACTTCCTTCCTACTACCGGAACAGTAGAAAGTTCTAACACCAATGTAGTAAAGCAAGGTGATAAAGTAGTCTTCCAAAAAGGAAACCACCCAACCCACGAAGGACTTATTATAATCAGAGAAGAACAACTATACGCAAAAATACTATGAGCCAATTTGACGAAACCTACAAAGACAAGACAATCAAAGGAAGCACCTTCCCAGGAAAGCCTTATGACTTCAATCAGAAGATCATCTTAAACCCTGCTATAATCAAGGAATACTTGCCTGCATTTGACAGAGCCATCCCGAACTCAACTAAGGGATTAAAGCTATTATTAACCATCATGGCATTTAAAGAGGGATTCTACCCTAAAAGGAATAGTGCTAAAGTAGTAGTAGGTACCAGATCATACGTCAACAACAACCCTGGGAACATCGGTAATGACGACGCAGGGAACAACGTTAAATATCCAACCCTTGAAGATGGCATAAGGAAGCAGCAGTCATTTGTCCACGATATAATCAACGGCAAGAGAAAAGCGTTTCCAATGGGTAAACTAAAGGTTATTAAGCCTTTTTACTCAGAAGAGATAGCAAAGAACTCTAAACTATACGGCATGTCACCGTGGCTTCCAGGCTATGAGTTTACCTTCACAGGCCAGTTAGATCAGTTTGTAAAGATTTATTCAACAGGAGCCAGAGGAGGTAACTCATACTTAAACACCATAGTTTCCTACTTCAGGTCCAACGGCATCATCATCACACCAGAAAGTAAACTTCAAGATATTATAAAGGCTGAATGAAACCAATTCACCTACATAACGGCAACCCTGTAACAAGGAACCACACTTCAACACGATTATATGCGTTGTCAGAAAGTGGTATGCCCAAAGGTAATGGATTACCAAAAGACCTTTTAGAGATTGCTAAGTACCTTAATCCTGCAATATCAGCACGATACGGCCATACGTTCAACAACTCTATCACCTACGTATATGACTTCTGTTATTTAGCAGGAGCCTACCTACCTAGAGTTTGGTGGAGAAACGTACTTGAACCGGATCCGCAAAGAATTATTGATATGAACGTCCAAACCGTTTATGATTGGCTTATTGACTTCGGCCATGACTTCGGTTGGAGGGAAGTATCCGACACAAGGCACGCACAGGAATTAGCTGAAATAGGGCACGTTGTGGTGATAATTGCGTTGCCAAAAAAACCATCTTTCACTGGAGGTTTATCAGTAGTACTTCCAGAGGATAAAGCAATGTTTAATCCTCCAGCTAAAGACACATCTATCCCTCACCAAACATCATCAGGTAAACTTTACTTCAGAACTGATTGGTATAAGGGTAAAAGAAATAAGGAGTTTAAACTCTACGTAAACTACATGAAGTAATGGGATTTTCACTCGAAGACTATAAGAAATTACAAGCCGCAGTTGACAGGGGTAAAACTAAAGGACAGCCGATCCCAGAGAAAACTACGTCTACTAAAACATGGTCCAAAGAAACAAGAGCCAAAGGAACCAAGCAAAAGGCTGAGATGGAATGGGTAATTAAAGCCATGTTTCCAGAATACGTAAAAGAATTCAAGTTCTCGGACAGGAAGTTCAGATTTGACTTCTACATACCATGGTTAAAGACCGGCATTGAATACGAAGGTATTATGGTAAAGTCAGAAGAGAAGTCTGGACATACCTCAATGGCAGGATATTCTTCTAATTGTGAAAAATACAACCTTGCTCAAATACTAGGATACAGAGTATTGCGTTACACAGCATTAAACCATAAGACTCTCGGAACTGATTTACAAACCCTTTTAGATAACCATAAATGACAGTACTTACACTAGCCCTCATAAACGCTGAATTAAAGCGAAGAGGAATAACCAACAAGGATATTGCTGATAGGCTATGCAAGTCTCCAGGAACCATCACGAATTGGCTATCTAAAGGCAATATAACAATCAAACAGTTAGACGAGCTTATGATCGCATACGGAATACAAATTGAAAGAATTGTGTTTAAATGATCGTACAGAACTACTTCGTAATAGCTCAGTTAGTAGATGAATACCTTAAAGGAGGTGGAACCATAAGCCGATTAACCCACATCCTTGGAGTGAAGAACGATAAATACACCCTTGAAAGAATTGAAAAGCAGGATTGGACCAAAAAACACGTAAAGAAAATGACTAAAGCCGGAATCATATCTCCCAAAAAGCGCAGGGGAAGAAGAAAACTCATCAAAGACGCAGAGGCTATCTCCGAAGAAGTCATCAAGTGGTTGGATGAATTGGGGGATCCTGTTAAGTTCTGCAGGTGCATTGGTATTAGAAGCCCAAAGACACTAAAATCGCGTCTCATATCCCACACATGGACTGAACAAGAAAAAAGTATATTAATCTCAAAACGAATATTAGATGATAGTTTTTAACCCTAGCAACCTAAACCTCACCCCAAACGAGGAGAGTAAATTTATAGAGATGAGAACCATCTTTGGTAAAGTCATATACCGAATAGAACGTGACAAGAATAACCTTAATATGGAACGACAAGAGGACAGAGTAGGTTACCGCTTCCAAGGTCATTATGACTACCTAAAAATCCACCGTAACACGGATATACTCAGCGAAACCTTTAAAGTAGAATTAGTATGCCCAAACTGTAAAGACAAGGCTTATAACCTTACTGGAAAACTACCATTTGTATTCATTCTTAAAACCGATTTTGATGTTACAAAAGATACCAGTAAAGGTTAATACACCAGAATGGTTGGAGTTGCGACGCAGTTATATAGGCTGTAGCGATATCCCCATCCTTACAGGGTCAAATAGAAATTATGGATCCCCACTCGATATTTTCTATGACAAAATAGGACTTGAAATAAAGAAGTTTAAGATGTCAGAGAGACCTTTAATGGGACACATCCAGGAACCTACCATACTTAACCTATGGAGGTATTCAGACGGCAAAGAATGGGTAGATAACTACACCAACGGCAGAGTTCTACGTGAGTTTAAACAAAACACCGGCTATATTGTAGTTAACCCAGAGATACCATTTATGTCAGATACCCCCGACGGTACCATAGAGAAAGGTACCTTAAACCTATTCGGGGAAAAGTTAGATAAAGACGCACCACTACAAGCAAAGAATATTGACTCCCTTAAATGGGCTTCTTCCGACGGTTGGATCCCAGAACATAAAGAACAGGTTACAGGTGAGATGTTAGTATTCGGAACGCAATATTCTGAAACAGTATCTTTAATCGGAGGTAACCAACTCGTAGTAGCACAGGTAGAATATAACGAAGACGTTGCAGCCGCCATATATAATATCTGTAAAAACTTCTGGATTAACTGCGTTCAACCAGCCAAACCACTTGCTAAACAATTTCTATTAGCTTACTCTAAAGCAGAGAAAGAAGCTATTATGAAAGATATCATGGCACTAGAACCTCTACCGGACGACAGTGACGCTTACAGGGACTTTTTATCAACAAGATTCAAAAATCAAGATAACCCAGAGAAAAAAGTAAAAGCTTCCCCTGATATGGAGGTCCTTATGAACTATTATCAGTTTTATAATGATATTGGAAAAGAAGTAGATTTAATAAAGCGTAAAATAAAAAACACTTTATTGCGTTATCACGAACACAACGCAGTTACACTCATACAAGGGGAAGGATGTAAAAGCACAATGAATAAAAATCACCTTGTAAAAGGCAGGGAGATTTCAACAAAACATATTAAAGATCAATTAAACAAACTAAAACCGTAAAAATGGCACAAGGAACATCAGAACAAGGAGGTACGTTTTTCTACGTCAAACCAAAACATCTTAAACCAGGAGAGAACGAATACCCCTGCATGGAGCTTATCCAAAAAAAAGGAGAGAACTATGAAGTAGTAAATACAGTAAACTTCTTAACCGGACACATCACCGAAATATCTAAGGTGGATAAAATGATAGAGAAGTACGGAAGATTCAGAGGAGTTAAGTTTACTCTTTCCGACCTTGAGTTAAATGAAAAATACGTATTTGATCTACCATATAGCGGCCCATCCAGAGAAATGCTTAACCGATTAGCCACCTTATCCTCATTCAAGGACATGCTTAAAATATCTTTTTATCGTGGTGATAAAGGGTACGCTGGAACTTCAGTTAAAGTATTTACATCCAGTGGTGAGCAGAAACTTGAAATTAAGTACGGGTACAAAGAGCATATAGAGCCACGTATGAAAAAAGTAATGTTTCAGGGAAAAGAACTTAACGACTACACTAAAGTAGACGATATGTTTGACGCTTTAATTGACACAGTTCTTTCTAAATTCGAAGTAGCTACGTCAAAACAACCATCAAACACACCTGCAGGAACAGTGTATAAAGACCTTAATGTTATCGAGCCAGAAGCAGATAACTACGTACAACCATCATTCTCCCCTACTGTAGATGATAACGACTTAGGATTGCCATTTTAATAACTAATTGATAATAAAGTATATGAGTATTAGAAAGAAAATAGTAGCAATCTCTCAAGCAGTAGGGCAGCTAGAATTCAAAAAGACAGACTTTCAGGGAGTAGACATCTACACCTCTGAATACATCAACAGTATGATTAAGCCCATCTTCGATGAACATGGAGTGGTCCCAATTGTAAACGTGCAATACGGCCAGGATAAGGTAGCAATTACCATTCAATACATCCATGACGGAGAGGATGAATTAATTCAAACCGTAGAGCATCCAATCAATACAGCCCTTTGGGGAGGTGGGAATATTACCTTGACCAACAAATATGCGTATATCCTAATGTTCCAAATAGGAACCAAGGATGATGTTAGTTTAAAGGCTACCAGAGATACTGCCTTCGGGCCTAAAAATGAAGATTTAAAGGCAAATATAGAGTATAGGGAAGTTGATCTTAATGGCCGAACAACATCTACAAAAACAATTAAACTACAAGATACTGCAGTATATAACATTGGAACACACTCTAATTCTACATTAAATATACAAAAAGCAGAAGACATCCATCCTCCAGAAGGTATGATGTTACGTAAAACAGATGAGCTACAAGCCGGAGATGAGGATAAACCGGTAGACCAAGTATTAGCCGCCATTAATAACGTAGTTAAAGACGAGGATCTTGAAATCATAGTAGACAAGCCCGAAAAACAAGAACCACAACCAGACCAAGCACTATTCGAAAGGCTAAATGAAGGAGAATGGAAGATAAAGGTAGCCATAACTGACTGTATGAGTGAAGTATCAGCAGTAAAATCATTGGACGAGCAGTACAAAATGATTGGCACGGATATATATGGATATAAAGACTTAGCCTTATGCCCTATCCCTATCGAGAGCATTATTGACTTATTTCCGCGCAGGTCCAACAGTAAAATACGTCTACCCTTAATTCAATACAGAGTATTCGGAGAAGAAGCAGCCTGGAAGATGTTAGAGGTTCAAACAAGTAGAACAAGAGCCGACCTTGAGGTGATGCTTACCAATAAGAAATCCGAGCAGCCAGAAGAAACCTTAAAGCCAGTTATCCACAAACTAAGCCTACCTTTTGAAATATCCGAACATATTGGTATTGACAGGAATATTGAAGTAACCCACAAGCTGTTTGCCGATATAAAAGGAATGGGATTATCTGCGTTTATGATAATATATGCACTAGGCAAAATGAAGGACAAACCAGAGATTGACACTACAGGAGGGGACGATGGTATCATAACCAACTTCCTATCAAAAGCCTCAAGGTTACAGATTGAAGAAATGATTAAATTAGCTATGAGTGTAGCAGCGTAACATGGAATATACCCCAGAAGACCTTAATAAAGTAAGAATAAAAACTCGTGATGGGAAGGGAATACATGAACTTCCCATCACAGTTGATATTTTAGAAGTGGTTCCGGAACTTAAAGCCCTAGACCAATTCGATACCGTATTCTTTGCCTGGGGCCATACCGATGATGGACGCATTATAGCCAGAAATAAAATTATTAGGTTCATTAATTTCATGTACTCAAGAGAGTTAACCTGCATTAAAGAGCAACACAAGTCATACAGAGCCCAAAAAGTAGAATGTGCCTTGTTAGCAGGGTTTGAATATGACCCCGTTACTGGTAAATTCACCGAAGAGGTAGAAAGGATGCTTATGTGTTTAAATCCTATAGCAAATAGGATGATAATAGCCTTTTGTAGGCATAACTATTATGACGATGAAGTTACTTTAGTAGCTATGAGAGAGGTTTTTTATAGAAGCATGGCTGACCTTTTAGATAATAGAGATGCAAAGCCAGATGATATTACAGAATGGAAAAAAACGTCTAAAAGCATAACAGACCTTAAAGTGGAAATTCTTAACGGTGACGAAAACAGAATCCTTTCAGCAGCATTAGTTAAAAAGATTGAAGAAGAAAGCCTTGGCTTCCGACCAGAAGACGTTGCATATAGAATTAAAAGAGGTGAAGACCCCTTAGACGGGTATGATTTTTACAGAGATGACGTCCTCGGTTAAAAAGAAATATTACTCTAAGGCATACCTCGTTAAGTTTATCGACGGTACCTATAAACTCATTGGTAATAACATCCAAACAGTATCTTATCAACAAGTAAGAGGCCCAGAAGGGGAAATTGAAAAGATACCATTTACCACAGATCATTACGTCTACTCATCTAAGGAAACAAAATACGGTACCATGCCATGTACCTCTGTCATGTGGTTAGAAGAAGTAAAGACCCAAAAACAAAAAGATGGCATCCATGTATTTAATAATTTAGGCAAAGAATTAATGGTAATGTAAATTTTTCTATATTTGAACAAAATATAGACCATGGCATTTATACAAAAAGCTAAAGCCTCTTTAGGCGACGTAATAATGAAAGGAGTCCTTACTCCAACAACTTCAACAGCCTTTGATACAACTCAAAATGAACTTTGGACCGGTGCTGTAACAGCAGTGGCCTCACAAATAACCTCCATTGGTGTTACGTGCTTTACCACTAATCAAGCATTAGACTTCCCAAGACAACCAGGAGCCCCCGTTATATTTAATCAGGATTGGGTATCAACTCAAATTGATACATGTACTGCTCTAGTTGCTCAGATTAACGCAGCAGCCTTAGATGTAGATAGTCCTCTTTATGGATTAGTTTCAGCAGCATCTACCGGAGGTGGGGGTTATACAATTACTACTACGGATCCTTCATTGGTTCTGCAGTTCGATAACTTGGTAAGAACTACCATCACAAAAACTTTATCGGGATTTGACCTATCTACCTTCCAAGGTAATTGTATTGTGGTGGCAACCACCACTACTGCCATTAACTATAATGAACTAGGAGTAGCAGCAACAGCCGGAGTAGGAATACTCGTTGGTGCAGGAGCTCCTTTTGATATCATTGGAAACGCAAATATCTTGAACTTCCGTTGTATTGAAGCTTCAGGAGCTTCCCCTGCAACCGTTAATTACGAAATCTACGTTGGATAATATAAAAAATACACGAATAATAAGGGCAGATAAACCCCTTAAAAGCAGAGATACGTTCAAGTCTGTTAATGGATGCCCTACTATTACAATAGGCGATAATCAAGAAAGTGGGATTGTATTTATTGGTGACGGTGCCGCATTTACTGCTTTAATTAGTGGAGGTGAACCAGGTTATACAATAGGAACTGTAACAGGGGAAGTTCCACCAGGCTGCATTGCAGATGTTACTGAAATAGACGGAGATTATTATGTAATTCTTGATGGAAAGGCTACTACATTTGGTTCTTATACATTTTCATTAACAGTATTAGATGATAATAACTGTGAAAGTGATCCTAAAACATTTACCATTGAAGTATGGGCAGAGTTTAATAATAAAATTCCACAGGTTGTAACTATATTAGATCCTTTTTTAATAGCTGTATCTGAACTCCCATTAACTTATGGCTCAGGTGTAGCTTTAGATTCTATAATTTTGAATTATACAAGTGTTGGCGCATCATTTCCTAATATAGAAGATCCAAACGGTGATTTTACAGCTGATTTATATAATTCTCCTGCAACAGGTGATGTTACTGATGCTGTAATTTATGATATAACTGAGGCATACCCACAGTTTGCAACAGGGTCAACTCCATACACGGATAATTTTATTTCTGGATCAGATTCATTTACTGAATTTGATGGATCAGCGGCTAATGGAGATTGGAAATTTCGTGGAGTGACCGGGACTATTAATGTAGTATCGCTTGTATTTAAACCAGTATAATATGCAAAAACGTAAACTAATAATACTTATTTCTATAGCACTATTACTGATAGCAATGATATTAACCTCATGCTGTACCACTAGACAGCGTGAGGTTATAGTTTACAAAACAAAGGATAGTACAGCAATTCACGTAGATACTACATGGAGGGTATTCACTAATCCGGCAGATAGCATATCTATATTTGGTAAGCTTACAGCCTACCATGATAGCCTTGGCAAGTGCAAAATAAAAGACACAGAAGGAACCACAGAGTCAGGAAAGATAAAGGTAAAGTATATCATTAAGAACGACAGCATCTTTATCGAATGCAACACCAAGCCTTATGAGATTAAAATAGCAGAGTTAACCACAACCATAGAGAAGTTCAAAGAGATTTACGAGTCATACACCAGTGAAACAACGAAGGTTAAAAACACCTCATGGTTCTCGTTCTGGCAGACTTGGGCAGTACTAGCCTATATCGCACTTACTACAACGTACCTCATTTTAAAGGCATTTAAGTTGAAAATTGCGTTCACCATAACACCACCCTTTATCACCATAACAAAATGATCTATACCTACAACATAGATTCTGCCAAAGGCGACGAAACTATTGTTGCAGGGAGAACAGGTAAGATAATTACGTTGACCTCAATCAATATCAACAAACCTACAGGAGCTTATTTTGTTTCTCTTATTTTAGTACGTGGATCAGTAGAAAGCACTTTGTGGATTTATAATTTAGATGAGGGAGACATAATATTAGATACCACTGATTATAAAATAGATCAATCTTCATCAATTAATATATCAAGTACCCCAGGAATTTCATTAACCGTAATTGGAGTAATAGAATGATAATAATAAGAGATAAAGACGGCAATGAGAAGGTTAAGATAACTGGTGGCTTTACAGGGTACACTGGTTACACTGGATCAGAAGGCCCTACGGGTTATACTGGGGCAACTGGTTATACTGGACCTGGTAATTTTACAGGTTACACAGGATATACTGGATATACAGGGGATACCGGATTTACGGGATACACAGGTTATACTGGCCCTGGAAATTTCACGGGCTATACAGGTCCTACAGGTTACACTGGAGATACGGGAGCAACGGGTTACACTGGTCCTGGTAATTTTACGGGTTACACTGGTCCTACAGGATACACAGGGCCACAAGGTAATATTGGAGCAACTGGTTATACGGGTTTTACAGGTTTCACTGGCTATACAGGACCAGGAGCATTTACGGGTTACACAGGCCCCACGGGTTACACTGGTTATACGGGTCCGCTTGGTCCAACAGGTCCTACAGGATACACAGGGCCACAAGGTAATATAGGATCAACTGGTTATACGGGATATACTGGTTTTACTGGCTATACAGGACCAGGAGCATTTACGGGTTATACAGGACCCACGGGTTACACTGGACCTCAGGGTGCAACAGGTTATACTGGTTACACTGGTCCTGCTGGACAAGATGGACAATCATCTTCATTCTACGATTACAAAACAGACACAAATACAACTTCTGGTAAT